AAGAATGGAGAAGGGATGATATCCACTTCTGCATAACATTTGTTGGTGAGATCAAAAGCGAGCTTACCTTTTCGGTAGAGCTCTTTGGCGATATCTCTGGGCAGGAACTTGTCCATACGCCTATCCTGAGGATCAACTACGATCCTTGCCATCTCTAATGGCTTCGCTCTCTTGGCCTTTCTCTTAACCTTCATGGCTCTTTCTCCAAAAGCGTTAGCGTGAGTTGGTGAACACCACCAGATTGTTGGTACGACTTCTGCTGACAGCGTCGAACTCGATGAAGCACTGCCGCCCATCTGAGAAAACCAAGTTGTACTTCCGACCACTACCATCCTCATGCTGAATGGTATTGATGATTCTTAGCTTGATGTCATCGCTGACATAGAGCCGTTCTTTGAACACCTGCAACATTCTATCTAATGAGATAGAATAGAGGTTGTCGGGATGAAGCTCTGCTTGACGCTTCATAGCCAGATGTGCTACTTGAGAAGACATGTATCTATCTCCAAAAGAGGTTACCACTTGAAGATTCGGCGTGGTATAACAAAACCACGAACATCTTTCGTCTCTGTTGGCAACACACAGATGCCAAAGTTGGGACTAGTGCAGAGCCTCACTACTGTACCTCTTGGCACTATCCACTGCTCGACTACTAACTCATGGGGAAGAATGAAGTCGAACACCTGTCTGTAGTTCTTCGTCCCGTACTTCCTAAACGGAAGATCGGTAATACTAAGCATTGGTATGTACGGCATAACCTAAACCTCATACTGCGATTTCTTGGACAACCGCCTTGCCGCAACACGCGGCAAAGTCCCAAAGCGATTCTCCATCTCCAAATCGACTGAAGGAACTCCAGTCCCTAACATCTGGTAGTTGACACACTTCTTATGTGTCTCTTTCAGATACTGTTCCTTTTCCTCTTCAGCCGACTCAGCCCGCAACTGAGCTTCTTGCTGACTGACTTGGTTGCTCAAGTTCTTCTCACACTGCTCAACCACTTCTTGGGTGATCTCACCCCGCCGAAACCTCTTTCGAACCTGAGCCATCAAATGCTCAGCCTCAGCATGTAACGTCCTAATCTTCTTCATCAAGTGCCAATCTGACATCTTACAACTCCTTGTCTTCGAGCAACTGAGAACAATGAACACTGCACGTTACCTCGCTCCACACTCGAGGAGCTTTGTCGCTTACTTTGACCACAGCATAGTAGTGAGGTCCGGTAAGGCTTGTTTGGTCTGAAACAAACCCTAGAATTCTGCCATAGAGCTGGCCCCACTTTCCTGACTTGCCCTTCACCTTCATCCCTACCATTAGTTCGCTTTCCATCTTAACCTCTGAAATTTTGCATCGTCCGACGCTCGCACCTTGCGATTGCAGGCCGATGCTGATGCTTGCTGCTCGTGTCATATCGACACGATAGACCCTGCTGCTACATGCTGTCAATAGATGTACATTGTGCCATATGTGTACAGCAATAGCAATGTCTCCCTCCGCGGAAGTCCCCGCCCAAATTCTATCTTTACTACAGATCTGTATATAAGATATAGGATAGTAAGACATAGACTATAGTTCTGATGTATGGAATAAGAATAGAAGATAACTGTTCCAAAGCATATGTGTTAGAGGATTAGTTAGTTAACTCATTAGTATACCACACTATACTACCAGTAGATTAGGATTAGAGTGGAGTTCTGTAGTTTCTGAGGTAAAAGCGTCTTGGAGTACAGTTCATAGTAATCTTGGCCAGTCATGTTCTTCTCTCAGTATTTTACTGAGGTTTCTGAGGCAAAACAGCCGATTTCTGAGTAAAAAGAGGAGTTTCTTCTCCAAAAGCGTACCAAACTACCAGTTTTACTGAAAGAGCAGAGCCTCGAACTACACCTCGAGAACTGTCAAGAAGTTCTGTTTTTACAATTTGGGGTGTCTTAGGCCCATAAATATAGGAAACTGGGCTATGCCTACTACGCTTAGTATAACGAGAGTTTATGGGGTTATCCCACTATCATATAGGCTCTAAAAGCGGATATAGGAACTGATAGGAAGTGGTCTTAGTATCCTCAGTTTCTGATACAAAGTGTCGCTTTCTGTTCCTCTCCAAAAGCGTCAACTGTCATAGATTTCATAGAGTTAGAGAGAGGAGCTGTGTTTGTCGTCGTGGTTCGACCCCCAAAACCCACCCCAAAACTTCTGCGTCCGCTGTCCCGCCGCCTCTTTCTTCTCTTCCTCCCCATCCTCCCCATCCTCTTTCTCCCCTCCACTCTCCCTCTTTTCCCTACTTTCCCCATCTTAATCTACCTCTTTCTTCCCCTCCCGCACCGATCCGCTGCCACATGGCCCCACATGCTACACTTGTATAGTTAGTGCTATGGTACATAGTGTACATAGCAGGCTGCCATAGGCTACCGTATGTATAGTTAGTGACAATGAACATACTGTACAAAGAAAATTTATTGGTGCTATTGATATATTGTTGCCGATCACTAGTATTGTCATTGTCGGTTAGTGCAGTGACGTGTGGTGCAATTAGCATCCGGCTGCGACTGACTGGCAATGGGAGTTTTACTGCAATGACAAAAGATATCACCACGCACCCTGCGGCCACTGCCGCCACCAGCAAGCCGCTCACCATCGCGGAGCAATTGGCTGCCGACAAGGTGCTGGCCCGCAACGTGTACGCGGTCGTAGCAAGGGGCATGGATGGCTTTTTTTGGAGCCAGATTGTGCTGCTCGTGTGCCCCACGCTGGCACCCAAGACCGACGGCCAGCACAAGCTGGCTGTTGACCGGGCTGCAGCCGTCGTCCGCGGCGTCCACCCTAACCGCAAAGCCCATTACGCGGCCGCGCTGAACGAGTACCGCGAAGATGTCGCTTTGCACATCATCGGCCTCATTCGGACCGAAGTCGCATATGTGCTGGCGAACCTGCAAGCCCCCAAGACCGCAAGCGGCAAGACCGCCCGGCCGAAGCTGGACCCCTACGCGATCGCGTAGCAATTGCTGTGCCAATTCGGCACCCGATTGCAACAGCCATGCCCCGCATATCAAATATGGGGCATGGCATTTTTGCATATCGCCATGTTCTGCCGAAATTCTGTTTCCTGTTCCTACACAAAAACAGAGAAGTAGTCGTAGTGCTGTGTTCCTGTTCCTACACAAAAACAGAGAAGTAGTCGTAGTGCTGTGTTCCTGTTCCTACACAAAAACAGAGAAGTAGTCGTAGTGCTGTGTTCCTGTTCCTACACAAAAACAGAGAAGTACTGATCCCTACAGTACCTAAGGCGGATTTTTAGTTTCTAGTTCCTATTGACATTTCAGAGATCTGGGATATAACAGACACGGAGACCCAAACATGAGATACGCTGACAGTTGCTGTAATGTAGCCGAGACCGAAGAGAACGGAAGGCACATCTACGTTTTCAACGGACCTTGTCACATCTGCAAGAAGGTGCAAACAGTGAAGGTGAGAGGAGATCACCTATATGCGTACAGAGCAGGAGCATCTATCCAGAATGCGATGCCACTCAATAGTGCTGGAGAACGAGAGTTTCTAATGTCTGGAATCTGCGAACCCTGCTTTGACAAGACTTTTGCAGAATCTGAGGATCCTGAGAACGAAGAAGATACAGAACTCACTCCACCCAGACTAATGGAGGCATTGATGGAAGTAATGGACTTCCATACCTTGGAGGGTTCAACCGGAGTGAGGAATCTAGCGAAGATTGCTGGGTGTCTTGGATATAGAGATTCTCAGTACTTTGGTCAGTTCCAAGGAGGGAGTTACGGAGTGCTGATTAACTTTCTGGAAGACAATCCAGGGTGCTGTGAGGCGATGGTAGAGTGGATGACGCACAACATGACTGCCGAATGGGAGCAGAGTATTCAATCCCATTTGCCTGACAGCGAGGAGTAGATCAAGAGTACAGAACTGGTAGTTATTCTAGCAGAGCCTATTCTGGTGAATAGTGTGGAGCTAGAGTCCTGGGCTTTAACACAGGTCAGATTGCTCTGAATGTATCCCAGATTTAGAGTGAAGAGATGCCTGAGACTATCAGTTCTGTTCTTTGTCTTTCAGCAGTTGAGAGATTTGCTTCTGTGCTTCAGATGCGGTGTCGAGGTAGCGTGGATACTTGATCTGAGTTTCCATGCGGCGGATCTCGAGTTCTAATAGTTGAGATCTCAACTCAGCTTTCTGCCTCTGCAGTTGCTGTAGTCTACGTACTTCTGACCTAACATGGTTTAGGCAGAGTGAAAGGCTGATTGTTACAGTACCAAAGACGTAATACCAGATACGGTACTGTAAAGGCAGAAAGCTAAGTAGGATCAGGATTGCAGAGCAGAGGTATACAGAGCTAACAAAGATTGTCCATACCTTCAGGCCCGACTGGCTTGTCTGCTCCTTCAAGTCCGACGGTTTTGATTTCTGGACCCCATTCTGTCCAGTTGTTGACGACTGTGACTTGGAAGGCTGGATGTGCATCTCTATACTCCTGCCAAGGGTTCTTTCCGAACTCTTTCATCACTTCAGCTTCACAGCCTTTGCAGAACTCTTCTGCTCCGACCTTACCATGTAGGTCGTGACAGATCTCATGTTTCGAGACAATAGAGATAGCCTCTTCAAGCTGTGCTCTACGATTGCCTGCTTCATTTCTGATGGGTATAGAGACTTGAAGAGGCAATTGAGTTAGTAGATTACAGAACGTAACCGCATCTTTCAACGCTTCAAGAACCTTATTTTCCTGTTTGTTCTGCACTTGAGGCGTCACGTCTATAAGGACAGGACCGCCTGGACCTCCACACTTCTGCAGCAGTGTCTTGCACTCCGGGCAAGGACGAATTCGTCCGTCATCTCCACCAATGAGATGAGCAGCACACTTCGGACAGATTCCCCAGTTACTTAAAGCGCAGAAGTTGTCTGCGTTAACTACTTGGAAGTGTCCTTGGTTGACGTGTTCTGGCATTCTTTGCTCCTTATGTCTGAAAGTGTGTGGAGTGCTTGTTTTGCCCGTTCTCTGCACCAAGATTTGTCGATTGAGTCATGAACCGCAATCTGTTGCAATGCTCTTTCTCCAGCCTGCAACATACAAGTAGGACATGGATGCTGAACCCAATTCTTAACAGTGAGCCAGCCGTGACCATGCTTGCACTGTCTGAACAGTATGGTGCAGTCCTGCATAGTTTCAGGAAGTCTAGCCTTTGCTATTTCTAGCATCTGAAGAGTTTCTTGATGTGCTGTTTCTTCGTCCTCGAGAGTAACTTCAAGCTCATCTACAGCTGGCAGTTGCTCCGGCTCACCCGCTGGCGATGGGGCGGGGGCGGGCGGGGCATTGAGGGCTTCCGATGACTCCTGCCCTCGTCGGAATAGCTCCTGCTTGATTCCTTCGCGGTCCTCATATTCCGGCTGCCGATACAAATAATGCAGCAGACGAAGCCGGGTCCATTCTTTGTATGGTGTCAGCGTCTTGCTCATGGTTCATCTCTCAATCTCTGTTGAAACATCGGAGTTTTCACGTACCTCCGAACTTTCTTGCTGAATTCGTCGCCTTCTGACAAGAAGACTAAGTACCAAGGCGGTATAAGTCCTACTTCAAAACCTTCATACTTACCGTAAGGAGCTTTCTCTCTCTCGAATGTTATGGCATTCTTTTCAGAAAGCGGAGCCATAGGATCTTGAACTGCCGCCGAAGCGTCTTTAGGAATCCGTTCATCTGCTGCCGTCCTCAACACGTGCCAATAGTGAGCAGGCTTCTCACCTATCATTTCTAACAGCTCTTTAACTTCTTTGCCAAGAGCCACGTTTTCTTCAAGACTCATGATTACGTCCAGAGTAGAATAGCCAGCATAGGCAGAAAGCAAAGGCTGCAAGAAGAGCCCAAGCCAAGATGTCTGAATACTCTTGGTTTGCTGAAAGCCTAATCTTTGAGATCACATGCTCGTAGTTCATTTCAGCTTCTTCTCTAAGAGCTTCTTTCTGTTCTTCTTCCAATTCCTAGGAAGCTTTTCCACCTTGGCCGAGATCCGTGGCTTCTTAGGAACCTTGGTGAAGCCCTTCTTGGCTAGCCGCTCTTCTTTCTTGGAGAGACCAAAGGCAGTTTGAATACCCTGCCAAGCTGCTGCAGTGATGGGTCCACCAGTGTGTTGAGGACCATTCTGAATAGGCTCACCAGACATGTGTCCAACTGCTTTTACCATGAGAAGAGCTTCCTTTCTATTTCGACTGCTTCTTCAAAATCCACACCACGCGGAATGTAGATATGAGCAAGTTCTTCAATTCCTACAAGAGCCAGCTGTTTGTCAAACCGGCGTTCTTTATCAACGTCATCAGAGATGTAGTCATCAAATTCAACTTCTACAGCGCCTCTGCCAATTGAATTCAGATACCGATATCTCTGTTCGTCAGCTTCTTCAGGAGCTACAAATGGAGAGAGCTTGAAGGAGCCAAAATCATTTGTTTTTGAGGGCATCTTGGATCCTGTATGATTGCCTTCAACATCAACCCTTGTAGGATAGGAAGGCTTAGAGAGAACGTGGTGTTTCTGAACCTTAGCACCAGATCAGTTCCTGAAATGCCAAGGATAGTTGCCTCGTTCAGAAACTTACCCTGGCTGAGAGCCACTATCTCATCAGAAGGTTCTTTCTGAAGAAAGGGTACTTTCTCAACCATCCAAAGTGGAGATTTCTGTTCTTCTGGTTTTTGTTGTTCTGACATAGTGACGAGGAGAGGACTCGAACCTCCCACCTTCATTACTTGCCAAACCGGGCGGAAAGGCTTTCATGACGCTCTGCCAACTGAGCTACCTCGTCATAAGTCCACCGAGACTCGAACTCGGAACCTGCAGCTTAGAAGGCTGCTGCTCTATCCAATTGAGCTATAGACTCATTACTCCAAGTAACTTTCGTCCTCTACATAATCATCCTCTTCCTCTGGATCGTCCAGATCAGAATCGATCTCCTCTTCTTCATCATCTTCTAGATCAGAAGGTTCCAAATCACTTCCATCATCTACTTCGTCGTCTGTAGAATGGAGGATTTCACAAGAAACAAACTCTCGGAGAGTTGCTTCTTCTCCGTACTGATGTTTCTCTTGCGTGTTGTAGAGCTCGACTACTTTCTTGAGCTCTGGGCTTGGATCAGTTTCATTCTTATGATTGATCTCAAACTGCTCGTCCCAGGTTTCAGTTTGCCCTACATTCTTTACAACCAGTTTACAGAGAGATCTGTACATCATTCTGTTTCCTAAATTGAACGTCCGCTAGGACCAATTGTATCTAAAACTCGAGCTACACTGGCTCTACAATGTCCCAGCCGACGATATTTTCGGTGAAAGGAACGGGTTCAACCTCGTCTGCTGCCTTAACTAAGAAGGCAGATCCACGTCCACCAAATACAACATCTTTTACTTGGAAGACATCAGACTTGCCCGGCTGCCTTACAAGCAGTCCAGGCTTAATTTCTCTCTGAAATTCGATCCTTCCGACAGCCTTTAGCATTCTACACTCCAGGTTTAAGATTGTCCTCGAGTATCTGCCTCTCCTTCCCCAAATCACGGAGCAGAGCCTCATCCTGACTAAACTTGTCCTTGTATCGTCCGCCAACGAGCTTCTTGATGTTAGCGATCTCAACCATCTCCATTGTAGTACCAAGAACACTACAGAGCAGGTTGAGATACCAATCGGCATCTCCCATCTCTTCCTTGAGGTTGGTCTCATCTAACTCCTTACCTTGGAAGAAATGAGCTTCAGCAGCCTCAATAGTTTCTCCTCCTAGCTCGGTAGCCAGTCCAATCAATGCGTGAATGACCCGGATGGATCGCGGATTGGAGAATCGCGCTTTGACTCTTTCCATTCCGTCATTCGTTAATCCTGTTAGGAGCTTTTGACATGGGTAATCTTTCCCGTAGAAGAGATGCTTCTTGAGTAGGTCTAGTCTAGCTGCCAAGTCGGTCATTCTGACGAAGACCTCGTGAAGTTCCTTCAAAGTGCCTTCGTCCTGGAATCTTATTAACATCTCTGGCGTCACTGGAGCCTCTGTCCGAGTGGCTAGGAGCACTCTATCTGCAGCAGGAATTCTTGGCACAACTACGTTCCTTTCAAAAGTCTGAGAGACCGAAGGTTACGGAAAAAGCCTTTGAAGTCAGAACCCCAACCTACAACAGGCACGTTGGAGCTAAGTTTGAATCCGACATAGTTACAGTAGATGGCATCCATCGGAACAAACCCTTTGTGGAAGAGGACAGCAATCTGAGCTTCTTCCACACCAAGTTCAAACAGTGCTTTGCCTACCAGATCTAGGGTTTGTCCACTGCTGATCATGTCATCTACAATCAACACTTTCTTCGGCATATCTGACATACCGAAGTATTCGAACTTACCGTCTCCAGTTAGTGAGACATGGAACTTATGTACTGCAACTGGAAGTTTGATCCATTGCAGCATCTCGTGAAGAAATGGTCCAGCCCCGGGCAGAATCGGAACTATGTGGAGAGGATCAGGAAGCCAGTCATGTTGGATCTGAAGAGCCAACTCTCTGATCTTGTCCTCAATTTCTGATTCCCTGAAAAGCTCGTCGCCAAGCAAACCAAGCAACTGCTTAGAGGTCAGGCTGCGATAGTCAATGGCCATTTTTGCTTGAATGCCTTTGTCTGAGCGACAGATTCTTCTGCAATCCGGTTAGGATCAGCCTGCCTTCTGTCGTATCTGGCGTAAGTTGTGAACGCGTTAAAGAGCGACCAGACTGTCTTGCCGGTGAAATCTTTGAATCTTGGATTCTTAAATTCTTCTCGGACCGACAAGATCGCATTCTTGTGGAGCTGTCCAACTTCAGCAATCTCGCAGATGAAGTTGGTGGCTTCTGGAACGGTAAGCTCCATATACTTCCACTCATCGAAGAACGCTACATCGGATTTGTAGCTGCTAATGAAACTGCTAACTGCAGATTCAATCATCTTTGGCAGCTCAACTTCAATGGTCGTGCTGTGCTTGTGAGAGAAGACGATCTCACCAGAGAAGGCCATGTTGTCGCAGACGAAGACTCTCGTTCCAATCGCGGCAGCAGCAGCCAGAGACTTGTCGATGCTGTTTCTCAGTCCTACTGACATAGTCAGGTCAGTCTGATACAGACCATGAGGAAGCTGGAGGTCGAGAACGCCGAACATGACGTTCCTGTCTTTCAGCAGCGAGAACTCAGACTTCCAAACTTTGAGATCCTTCTTGGCCAGTTCAGCAAGGACATAGTCCAGGTACTGACCATGATTGATAGGATGCCAGTGTTCAGTAAACACCGGCGAGGGAACTGTCCGGACTTCATCTTCAGATGCTAAACGTGATCCGGCATGAGCAACTAGCATGACTTGGCCTCGTGGTAGAGGGCGTCTTTCCAAGTTCCGTAGAACAGCGGAACTCCTAGCCCTCTGAAGATAAGAGCTTGGATTGTTGGAATGGGCATCCAGTACTGACGAAAGCCAGACTTGACGGCCGCAAACCAACATTTTTGATCGCCAGACATTGTCGATCTCCAGGTTACTTTATATCTAATACTGCAGAATTTTTGTAAAGACAGTTTTAAGGTTCTATGAATTTTATTAACAACAGCGCTGTTTTCCTATTCAGAATTAGCTGAAGTGGGTAGAGAGAGGAGGAGGAAGGAAGAAAGGGTTATATATTACATATATAACCCCTTCCTCCTCCTCTCTCTACCCAAACTCTTAGAGTTGAAAAATGTACTTAGATATACTACTCTTACTGAGGGAAGGCGTGAATGAAGCATACGAACAGGCTGTTAAAGACAACGAGCTCATAGTTGGTTACGCTCTAGGTTACCAACAGACTCAAGACATAAACTATCTACGTGGGATGCATGAGCTATTGGTCCCTACCTCCAGATCTGTAATCAACCGCATAATCAGAGAGGCTAACCTTGCTCTAGATCTAGAACCAGATATGCTGCAAGATGCTTACTTAAGACTTGCAGATGCTGTAAGCTGTTACGATTGGTACAAAACTCCAGTGTTCATAACTTACTGGAGAGTGACTCTTCGGAACCATCTGATAGATCTTTACCGTAAGCAGTGGAGACTTAGACAGCTTCCAGAAGATTATGATACCAAAGCTCCAGAAGATCACGACGGATCAAGTTTCATGCTCACTGAACTTGAGCATGAGATAAGAGAGGTTATAGCCACAGCAACAGCAAATTGGAAGAGTCAGAAGCACTTAGCTCTGGCAGAAACCATTCTGAAAGAAAGGATCCTCAAACCTAAAGACGAGCAGACTACTCACAAAGTCATAGCAGCCAAGTTCCAATTTCACCCAGGAGCCATATCACAATGGGAAGTGTGGATGAGAGATCTGATTAAGCAACATCTGCTAACTAAAGGGTTCTAGGCGACAGATTTAATTAGCCTGAGGTACAAATGACTGATTGGCGAACCCCTCTTGCTCAAGCATTAGTCGAGGTATGTCGTGGAGAAGGGATCTTTCAGTACGAAGAAAGCTTAGTAGTTTCATTCTTGGAGCTCTTAGCCAAGAGAGATCTTGCTCGGCCTGCTGGCAAAAGATCAGGATTCGCAACAATCCTAGAATACAAAGATTCTGGAGTGTCCAGATTCTTAAGTCAAGTTCGAGGACTCTGGAGTCAGACTTTTCCAAAACCTATGTCTCTACAAGCTCCTTCGCCACCGACATCTGTCCATCGCTATGATGCTGTTCTTGCACTCAAGCTAGACAAGGAGTATGACGTAACTGGTCTGCAGGCAGTTCTCAAAGACTACTTGATTAACAACATCGAGTCTCCATTTGACTGTTTAGTCATCCAAGTGTGTCACGTCTTTGGATTTTGGTATGACGTACATCTTCGGTACTCTTGCAACCTACTAGATGCTTACAAGCTAGTAACCGTCATACCTTGGGTGAAGGACGGTGTAGTTCGTCCATTCTCAGACTTTGGAAAGAGAACGCTTTCTCTTCCAGAGAATTAGTTGGTTTTTTAGAGACCTCTAGGTATTATCTCTAGAGGTACTCATGGCTGTTAAACCTGTCTACAGCGCCGAACAACATCGCATAGCCTTTGAAGCTTGGTTCCAGACAAGAAGCTGGACCGAAGCAGCCCGGTCAATCGGCTGTTCTTATCCGACTCCAGCGAAGTGGGCAACCAATCTGTACGTCTGTGAGTATGGTTGTCCCTGGCATGACTGGGATTCTCTTATCCGAGAAAGAGAAGCAAGTGCTCAAGCCCAGTTGGATCTAATTTCTGGCGGTAATGTTAATCCTCTCGAGCAAGAGAAGGCTCTTCAAGTACCAAACTTCCCTCTTCCAGGAACTTTTAGTCCTGCTCACAGTAGGCAAGAGAAGCAGAAACTTGCCCTAGTTGGCATTCACAAGTCTGATCTTGAGCGACTTGCACAATATGAACTTCTGTACAACAAGATCTTCTTTGATCTTACTGGCGTTACTCTGAGCTACGGCATCTATAAAGATGCTGATGGTAAGACCATCAACTTTAGAGAGATATATGCCACTAAGGGCATGCGAGGAGAAGGGCAAAGTAAGTGTATTGCCTCTCTCAACTCCGTCTTAGATCAGATTGAGAAGCTCAGAAGGAAGCTGGGCCTGGACAATCCTCCGCCTACACCAGAAGAAGAGCTTGCCGCCGAGAAGGAAAAGACAGAGAAGAAGCTCACTCTGCAAGATCTTCGCAACATGCAAGCTAAGCTGCAGAATACGCCAGAGGATCAACTTCAAGCTATGGCTCAGATTATGAAGTCTGAAAGGCAGACGTTAGAGAATGCTAGCAGCGAGTAAGGATAAAGAAGATCTACTGGCTGAGATCCGTAAAGAGATCTTACGCTTCTATCTCTTTGTTGATAAGAACGGACATCTTCCTAACGCTCCCGGAATGTCTGTACGACATCTGCACAGGAAGGATGCAGAACGAATTCGTGTAGAGAATGAAGAGCTTTACGAGTTCATCACTACTGCCTATCATATCAAGTTGCCAAGGAAGGTAATCACCAGAGGGCACAGAGCTCCATTCGACTTCGTTGCTGATCTGTTCTTTGAGCGTGTGAAGAATGCTCTGGGCTTCGCCAACCGAAATGGTGGCAAGACTTTGGACGTCGCTCTGTTGAATCACCTTGACTCTGTATTCAAGGACAAATGTGAAGTAGCGAGTGCTGGAGCAGTCCTCGACCAAGCAAACAAGTGCTATCGCTACTTCCAACAGTTTAACGATCTAGATTGGTTTGTTGAGTTCTGTGCTGACTACGAGAAGCAAACCGGAAAGCGGTTCATCGAGAAGTCCATTCAGAGCTGGACCGAATATGCCAACGGATCAACAGTAGCTGTTATCACTGGCTCGGAGAAAGGGCTACGTTCTCCTCACCCAGTGAAAGCTCGCATTGATGAGATAGATCTGATGGAGTGGTCTACACTTCAGACAGGTCTGTCTATGGCGAAGTCAAGTTCTGGACACAGAGGACAGAACGTATTCACCAGCACTAGACAACGGCAGAACGGACCAATGCAGAAACTGCTTGACACAGCAGCACAGAAGGGTATTGACATCTATGAGTGGGATATCTGGGAAGTAGTCGAGAAGTGTCCTCGACGATGTGTTGATGACTCAGAGCATGGAACCTGTCCCATCCATACCTTCTGTAAGGGCAAGGCACATCATTCTGATGGCTTCTACCACATAGATGACTTCATCGACAAAGTTCGCATTTTGGACAGAGAATCCTTTGAAACAGAGTGGTTGAACAAACGTCCCTCTCGCCACAAGCTGGTCTACTGGATGTTTGATAACACTAAGCACGTTATCGGACCTAGACAACTGTACGAGATGACTGGTCATAGAGAAGTCTCTCGGTTCTGGCAGAAAGCTAGTGCAATCGACTTTGGCTCAGCACCCGGACACCCGTTTGTCTATTTAGGAGGGGCACAGCTTCCCAACGGAGCGTGGCTCATCTTCAAGGAGTACGTAGCAGAGCAAAAGCTCTTAAGAGATCATGCTACAGCCATTCGAAGTTCCATGCATTGGAATGGTAGTGAGCAGATCTATTCAGACTGGGATGCTCAAGATAGGCTTGAATTAGCTGAGTTGGGAATTAGGACTCGTCCTGCCAAGAAAGAAGTTCTCACAGGAATTGATTATGTTGGAAGCCTACTGAAAGGGTTTCCTCCCAAAGAAGAACCCATGCTCTACGTCTGGGAAGAGTGTGATATTACCATTGAAGAGTTTGGCGACTATCAATGGCCCACTCGTCCAGATGGACAACCCGATCGCTCTGGAAATCCTTTGAAAGTAAACGACCACTGCGTGGACTCAGCAAGATACCTACTGTATTCTCACAAGACAGGTCACCGAGCGAAATACCGTTCTTACAAATCCAGTTAAGGATCCTCCGATGCATGTGGAATTTGACGCCATTGTTTCAGCTCTGAAAGCATCAATTCCCATCCTGGAGCAGATCGCGGCATTCACGCCTTCCAAGTGGGACGACACTGCAGTAGGTCTTGCCAAGGCTGTCTTGACGAATCAAGACCTGCTCAACTTCTTCCACAACATATTCTCGATCCACGAAGTGGTGGCTACTTCTGGTGATACCAGAACTGCTGCGATCCACGCTGTGATGGAAGCAACGGCCACGCCTGATGTTAAGGCTGCAGCTCTTGCGGCGGGCTTCGATTGGGCGTTGCTGCTCCAATACCTGCCCCAGATCGTGACCTTCGTGTTGACGATGCTTGGCATGCGCCGGTAAGTAGTTCAACGACCAGAGGCTCTTATGTTTGGTCTGCAACTTTCTACTCCTTCTACGACAAGCATTTTACTAGGCTTGTTGGTTTTAGGAGTAGGTCTCATCCCAACTTTCTGGGATGAGATAAAGGCATTTTGGAAAAGAATTACAACCAGGAGTACTACGACGACTCCTGGTACTCAAAGTGCTGAAGTTACAGCTGAGCAGGCTTTTGAAGCTGCTCTTCTTCTTATGCGGTACAAGGCTACTGGCAAAGAAGATCCTGCCTTTGCTGGTGTGATGGCCGCAGTGAAGACTATCCTGGAGCCGTAGTGTGCTGAAGAAAGTCCATCCACTGACGTGGGTTTGCACTATAGCAGCCCTGGTTGTAGTCTTCTCTGGGCAGAAGGGTTGTGAGCTTCCGTTCACTCCTTTCGCTCCTCCGGCTCCTTTCGCAGCAGACGTTCTAACAGTCTTGGTTACTAGAAACGCCGGCGACACAGGTAGTGTCCCAAATTGGGCTCAGGGTAATACAGTAGCTACTGTAGAGGGTTGGACGAAAGAACACAAAGGTGAGTTCCGGATCTTAGACGCTACCAGCGATCCAAAAGAACTTGCTGCGAAGTGGAAAGCTGCTCTTGCTGTTCCAAAAACCAATGATCTTTGGATAGTTGCTGCTGGTCCTAAGAGTGGCTTTAGTATGCCACTTACTGACAAGGCAGCAGTCTTTAAAGCTCTTGAGGGAGTTCGCTAATGCCGGCCAGTACTCTATTTCCTGGTGAGAGGGTCTTTGAAGAGAAGGACCTTCATGAACTCATCGGCAATGGACAGTACGTAGAGGTCAATGGAGAAAAGAGACTCCTCAGCCGGCTGCCGCCTCCGAAGGGACATGACTCTAGCGCCTACAGTATTCCCTTCGGAGCTTCTGGCATCCAACTGATTGATAAGAGCAATCTGGATGCTGCTATAGACGACCAAGTCGCTCGTCTAGCAAGAGTCTCTGACTACATTGACTTTGATCCATTCGACCAAGATGGCTTACCCACTTGCTGGGCTATCGGCACTGCTCAGCTGGTGAGCATTACGAGAAGAATTCTCGGTCTGCCACATAAGCAGATGAGTGGTTGCTCTCTAGCTGTGCCTATCAGTGGTGGGCACGTAGGAGGGTACGAAGGTGACAGCATCAAGTATGCTTACGACCACGGTGTTTGCGACACGGACGTTTGGCCAGAGAATCAAACTCGCGGCATCAGCAACTCGGATCCAAAGGTGATCGCCAGCAGAGAGAAGCATCGGGCAAGAGCGTTCATTCAAGTGCAGAACGACCAGCAATGGTGGTCTGCTCTTCTACGAACTGTAGCTGGTGTGTTCGCCTATAACTGGATGTCGCATGTTATGGCTATGTGCGACTTTGTTAGGATTGAAGCAGGACGGTATGGTTACCGTTCTCGGAATTCTTGGGGCAAGTGGGGTTCCGCAAATCGACTGGGCTTCATGGGCTTCAATGTTTATCCGATGGGGCATGGAACTCCTAGCTCAGGATTTGTTCTTCAGGATATTCTTCCTTCGGAGACCTAACATGTCTGGCAAGCTCTTCAATCTGGTTGCTACCGTTGCTGTTGCAGTTGGTGTCTGCCTCTACGTTGGTGGGCAGGGTAAAGCAACTGCAGACCCACGTCCTGTCAGCAAGTCTGACCAAGTGAGTCTCGAGCAGGTTCGAGACATCATCAAGCAAGAACTCGCCGGCGTGAAGTTCGAAGCTGCTCCTTCGGCACCGAAAGGTCTTACTGTCGAAGAAGTTCAACAGGCTATCCGAGAAGCAATCGCTGCTCAGAAGCAAGAACAAGTCGAAGCAAAGCCGGCGGTAAAAGCACCAGAAGTTTCTTCAGTGCCACAAGCAAGCGCCGGATATTATCGAACAGTCCGGTCAGGAATGTTCGGACGTAGAACCCAAACAGTTTGGGTTCAACAGTGAAGATCTTTTGAAAGGGAATCTTGTGAAGAAGCTTTGTTTGTTTCTATGCGTTGCTCTGGTAGGCTCGGTCCTGGCTTCTACTGCTGAAGCTGGGATCTTTCGTTGTTCTGGCTCCAGCTGCGGCGCCGGCGTTTCCAAGGGCAGCTACCAAGGCCGCCGGGCTATCCTGCCTCGCAACCGTCATCGGTAATGATCACACCCCACCTCACCGATGGCCGATGGGAACTCGCCATCCCAAACTACGCCTACGCCTGGGTGTGGACGTGGAACGGGCGGACCAACGAGCCGACGGTTCGGGTGGAAGGACTGACTAAGCCGGTAGGGCCGCCTCCAGCTGAGGTGGGACCGCCTGCACACGATCCGAACTTTCCTGGCACGGTGCCGTGGAACCTATGAGACAGTATCTCGCACCTGTTGCCAGAGATAGATCGTTGGCGAGGCACTTTGGCCGATGTGTGACAGTAGTGCGTAAGCAGTCTGAAGCGAAGATCTGTCTGAAAGAGCACAATGGACAAGCACATTCACATCCACCTCGACTTGGACGGCCTAATCAACTTGGCCGCTAGAGTTGGGGCATTAGAAGAAAGGGTTACTAACATGCATGAAGAAACGAAGCAATTGGTTGCCGAGTTGAATGACGCGACCAACGCCATAGCGGTTCGGCTAGACAAACTGATCGCCAATGCCGAAGGCGGCTTGACGAAAGAGCAAGCCGTAGAGCACAACGCCGAACTCACACAACTCCGCGATCATTTGCGGGCGATGGGCACCGATCCCGCAAACCCGGTCCCCACACCCGTCTAGTAACAAACTAGTTACTGTAGCCTCTAGTTCTATAGTATCTAATCCCGCGATCGAAAGTCTGCGGGATTTTTTATGGCTCTGGACAACAACGAAACTCTGCTGTCTGAAACTGGAGCCGTCGGTAGTAATGCATCTTTAGAAGTGCACCCCGTTGAGATAGTTACTCCGTCTCAGGGCTCTTTTTCTACCGCAGACGCTCTTATCTATGCTCATCCAGATTGGACAGCTAACTGGAAGCAGTGGAAGAAGTACACCGACTGCTATGAAGCAACGAACATAGCAGAATATATCTTTCAGCATATTCGCGAGACGAATAGCATCTTTGATAGGAGAGTCGAGAGAAGCTACTACTACAACTATGTAGCATCTGTCATCGACCTCTTTGTCTCTTATCTGTTTCATGCTCCGATTACCAGAACCAATGAGGACAGCTTCCCAACAGACGACCTAACGTCGTTCTACCAGAATGCTAACCGCTCAGGAGATACCTTTCATATCTTCATGCAGCTGGTAGCGACATTCAGTCAGATCAATGGACACTGTGCTGTCTTGGTTGATATGCCCATGATGGAGGGCATTCCCTATAGTGAAGCAGACCGGAAGAAACAAGGGATTCGTCCTCATGTTACTCTTCTCCAATCGAAGCAAATCCTTGACTGGGAGTTAGACGAGGATGATAAGTTCGAGTGGGCGAAGATAGAGATCTGCCGCCCACAGAACAGAAGCTGGAAAACTCCTGTTGATATGGACACGCGGTTCTTCCTTATATGGGCTAAAGACCATTGGGAAGAATGGAAACTTACTGACTCTGCAGAAACTTCTGAAAGACCAGTCAAGGCAGAGCTCATCAGAGAAGGAGAGAATCCTCTCGGTGAAGTTCCGATTGTCGTAGTAAGGAATGAGAGATGTATTACCCATCCTTGGATGGGCCTCTCAACAGTTCGGGACATTGCAGATATCAACATTGGTATCTTGAACTGGTCTAGCCTCGGTGATGAAGAGATCTACGAGCGGTGCTTGAATGTGCTGGCTATTGAGAAGTCAGGAATGGACAATCCAGTAGATCTGTCACATCATGACGTCTTGGAGTTTGAAGCAGGATCGACTCCTCCTTTCTACCTTTCTCCTGGACAGTCTCCACTTGAGCTAATCGGTAAGTGGATTGATAGAGCCAAAGATGAGATCTACCGCCTAGCTAAGATGGGTGGTCTGGCAGGTGTGAAAGGTTCTCGAGAAGCAACCTCAGGCATTGCATATGCCTTTGAGTTCAATGAGACAAACCAAGCTCTGTCTAAGAAGGCAGAGTCCTTAGAACAAGCCGAGATAGAAATCCACCGTCTTGCGGCAGCGTGGATGAATACCGAGTGGAAGGGAAGTATTTCCTATCCACGAGAATTCGGAGTTGATGACTTCCTCGCTGAGCTCCAACTGTTAACTGAAGCGAGAACAACGCTCACCAGTGATACAGCAATTAAGGAGTTCGAGAAGAAGGTCATGGGTAAGATGTTTTCCAGAGAGAAGCAAGAACTCCGAGACAAGATTCAGGAAGAAATCGAGACTGCCAATCCAAGACCAATTGGTGTTCTTGAGAACTTCGGTTCAATAAATCCTGCGACCCTGTTTGGACCTTCAGGGCCATAAGCAGAGAAAACAAGGTTCACCTGCCGACTAGGATTAGTCGAGAGGTCGTGCTATGATCCTTTCAGCTATGGGTTCGTCTCGGTTGTGTTGGTTAGACAGAGTTTTTCTTGCCCCAGATGGTGATGGTGGAGGTGGTGCAGGTGAACTGCCTCCTGCCGGTGAAACCTACACCAAAGAACAGCTCGAGAGAATTGTTCAAGGTAGGATCACCAAGATCCATCAAGACCTGGAGAAAGAGAAAACGGAGCGTGCGAAGTCTGATCAACGAGTGAAGGATCTTGAAGACAAAGTCAAAGAGATTCCTCCGCCGCCTATTGAACCTCCTTCGGGAGATGTTGAAGGTCGGCTAAAGTTGTTGGAGAAGAAGCACACTCAAGAAACTGAGAGTCTCAAGAAGAGTCTCGAAGAAGAGACAAAGAAGAGGACTCAGGCCGAACAAAGACGAAAAGAGCTGGAAAGAGATTCCGATCTAACTGAGTCTCTTCAGATTGCTGGCTGCAGAGCTGATGCAATTGAGATTGCGAAGAATGCCTTCCTTCCGAAAGTTAGTAGAGACGAGGATGATGAAAAGTGGGTATACAACTTGTCTGATGGAGGGGTAGTCTCAATTAGAGATGGCATTGCTGCAGAGCTTCCAGACTATCTGAAAGATTCTACAGTCAAGGCAGGTGGTAGTGGATCGAAGGGTGGAGCCAGAAAGGCAGCCAAAGAAGCCGAGATCGATTCAGCAAAGAAGCTGCTAGTCGAACTTGAGAAGAAGGGCAAGAATTCTGGCGATTCTCAAGACGTTCAGAACTACCTGCGACAGAAACGTGTTGTTTCAGACCTTGAGAGGAGATAATCTAATCTCCTCTTCACACGAGGAGATTAGGAATGACGTTTAGCGGCAAAGCCATCTATGACACCGGTGTATGGGACACCGTTGCCGAAGATGTGTCGGACCTTATCGGGATGATCTCGCCCGATGAGACCCCTCTTTTGGACGCCCTCGGCGACGCCAATCAATCAGCAGAAAATGTGCTGCACGAATGGTTGGAAGACGCGTTGCAGCCTAACACTGTGACTTGCAGTGCAACGCTCAACACGGCAGCTACGGCTCTTCCGATTCACGTCTCCGGTGCCTCGGTCGGCACATTCTTCCAAGCTGGGTCGATCCTCAAAGTTACTCGCACCGGCGAGTACATGCAGATCACCGGCACATCGGCCAACACTCTCGTTGTTACGAGAGCATTCGGCGGAACCTCAGCTGCAACGATTGCTGCTACGGATACGATCTTCGTTATCTCTGAAGCAGCATTGGAAGGCGCTGACGTTAGCGTCGATACCTCTCGGCCGAGGGCGAGACGGAACAACTATTGCCAGATCTTCAAGAAAGACATCATCGTGTCTGGTACGGTTCAATCCGTCCGACACCTTGGTGGGATCGGCAATGAGTTCGCTTATCAGAAAGAAAAGCGAACTCGAGAAATTCTGCGTGACGCCGAGAAGGCAGTTATCCAGGGCAAGCTCTCGGGCAACACTTTGGGTTCCGCCACGGCCTATCGCACCTTCAAGGGTCTGTGGGACTTCGTTGCTACGAATGCCACTAGCATCGGCACTCTGAACGCCACGATCCTGGACGACAACATTCAGCTGGCATGGGGCCAGGGCGCCCAAGACATCGACCTCATTCTGGTTGATGCGAACTGGAAGAGAGCTATTGACAACCTCAACAGCACTCGTATCCAGGTCTTCCAGAACGAGAACAACTATCGCCGCCGGGTTACGTACTACGAAGGTACGTTCGGCAGCCAGATGGTTCTTCTCAGCCGGTGGATGCCGACGAACAGTGCGTTGATCCTGTCGAGAGGCAGAATCAAGCTGATGCCTCTGACGGGTCGCTCCTTCCAGTTCCAGCCAGTCGCCAAGACTGGTGACTCGGAGAAGGGTATGCTCATTGGCGAGTACACCCTGGAGGTCAAGAACGAAGAAGGTCTGGCCAAGATCTACTAAACAATCTGACAGGACGGCAGGCTTCGTCCTCCGTAGCCGGGTAAGGACCACGCCTCTTACCCGGCTATTTTTTTCTGCATAATTCAGATAGGAAGTAAACATGGCCGCTGGAGCATGGACATTCACAAACGGTGGGCGTACCTGCCTAATTGACGGTACGTTCCAGATCGGCACCGACACTTTCAAAGAGGCACTCTTTCTGAGTACTTCGAACATTGGTGCTGCTAGCACAACCTACGCTGGCTTGACCAATGAGCACGCCAATGCTAACGGCTATTCAACTGGTGGTATCAGTATCACATTGACTTTGGCTGGAACTACTACAGTCACTGTTGATATCTCCACCGATCCAGTGTGGACAGCCTCGGGTGGTTCTATCGTAGCTCGGTTCGCCGTAATCTACGAAGTCTCAGGCAAGGTGCTTTGCTATTGCTTGCTTGATTCCACTCCCGCTGATGTGACGGCAACAGATACAAATACGTTGACCGTTCAGACGAATGCTTCAGGTGTCTTTACCTTGGCTTAATAGAGGTCGCAGATGCGTAAGGCTTGTTTAGACCACGCCATCGAACTTGCTAACAGCAAGACTCCTGGTCCCTTTGCTCAAGTAGCAAAGGGAGCAATGGAGGTAGGTGTCATCGTTCCCAGTATCTTGAAGAAGCTGCTTACCGAAGCAGGCTATGTCATCAAGTACGTCAAGGGACCAAGAGATGACGCTGAAGAAGGGGCAGCTCCAAAGGGCGCTTGGGTGAGGGTGTACAAGGATGACCTCCTTGTAGCCAGAGCATTAAGCCATGATGAAGCTGACGCTCTACTCCAAGCTATCTATGCCGAGATGAAGGAAGAAGCCAAGGTCAAAGAAGAAGTCAAGGCATGAGTGCGAAGATCATTGGGCAACAGCCGAAGGTCAATGTAGTCGACCTTAGACGGCAAGACCTGCCCGATCTCTATATAGAGATGAAGAAGAATCACGATCTACTTCGTAGAATAGAAGTAGATGGATTGTCTAAGGGCTGGACGGATTTAGAAATCAGAACAGCCCAGTTACAAACTGCTGTCAACTCTTGTGCGAGTTTGCAGAAACGCCTACAAGAGATGGAATCTGGTCTTTCTCGAACTATCAAGGGTTGAAAAGATGGCAGCTGCTACAAATGAACAAGTTCAACACTGGGCCAACGAGCGCACCCGCGTCCGGGCTGAACAACTACGCAACCTGCTGATCGCAATGGAAGCGGACAACGCAGCGATCGGCGACGTTTATGAGAATCTGAACAACAACCCGGACTGGACAGACGAACGCACTGACGGTCCGCCGCATCTTTTGACGGGGGCTGACATTCTGGCATTCAATACGGTCAGTGATGGGTTGTCTCGTATTCTCCGCGGCGGGCCGTTTGCCGACGATCCGGCTAAGGTCAACACAGTGAATGCGGTCACTGCTCAACTGGCGATTGTCTTGAAGGCATGCGTCCGCAACCCTGGATAACCCATGACAATCTCCGCAGCAACTCAGTGGTGGATTCGTGCCGACGGCAATAACGCCAATGGCGGCGGGTTTGATCCGTCTATTTCGGGTGCCGTCGATACGGGCCTGAACGACTCCGCCACGCCGGCCCTATCGGTGGCCGACATTGTGACTGTCGGAACGACGACGGTCACTAGCGTTACCGGCGGCTTCACGTCGGCCATGATCGGCTACTGCCTGCGGATCGTGGGGGACAATTACTATTTCATCACCGCGGTTGCCAGTACAAATAGCATCACAGTTGATCGGGCGACGGGGACCGCTACGGGCCAGAGCGGTAATGTGGCGGGGGCATTCGCTAGCTTAGAAAACTTGATGGTATCGGGAATTGGGACCGGCTATAGCACTCCTTCTATTAGCACGCCGATGGTGGCCGGCAACACGATTTTCATTCGCGGCTCTGGTGTTGATGACCCAATAACTGACGATTACACCAATGGGGCAGGAGGATTTTACTCAGCGCCTAGCGGTAACAGTACAACCGGCCCGAACAAATTGATTGGTTACAACGGAAGGCCGAGAATATCACACAGCGGTTTGCTGCTATATAGCACTAACTCATGGCATTTGGAAAACCTGGTATTCTTCCTGAATGCCTCTCCTTCCTACCCAACTTATGGAATCATCTATGGGGCCACTCGATCGAATGTCTTGAATTGCAAAATAGACATCAATGGTCATTCCGCCTGTCACGGTTTGGAAATGGCGGGGCGGGTACTCGATACTGTCATTATGAATTCTGGCGCAAAGTCGGGGACCGGCTCTTTCGGCTTTTACGGCGGCAATTATGCTTCGACACTGATCGGTTGTAAGATCGAGGATATCCCTGGTGCAGGCGTGGCGGACGGATTAGGTGGGGCTATTATTCTTATGGATTCTGTCGTTGTAAATTGCAACAGCGTTGGCGTTTATGTTACTGGCTACCCGCAAATTTGTTCTGTTGTTCGTGGTAACACAATCGACAACAACGGCGGGGACGGGATTGTAATTGCCACTAATGAAGCTGCCTGCAACAGCATCGTGTTAAATAACGTCATAACCAATAACGGCGGGTACGGAATCAATTATTCGAACGACTCGGCAGCCGCAAATGACATACGGTCCCTGCGATTGAACAGAGACAACATCTTCGACAATAACACGTCTGGGCCTGTGAGCGGTATTTCTTCCGGTGTTGACGATCAGAACATCGACCCGCTCTATAACGACGCCGGGAGCGGTGACTACACGCCAGCGGAACCAACGTTGCAGGGAGCGGCTTACCCGCCGAACCTCTAATGCGTCGCCGATCCGCCTACAGCCTGAGCTTCGACGGGGTCAACGACTACGTCGGTGTGACTCCGTTTACGTTTCCGACGACTGGGGCGCTGCATTTCTGGTACCGACCCGACGCGGTCACCGCGGGCACGATTTTGCGAGTAGCTGGGGCTTCGTCGTCAAAGTTGTTCGACGTCGTGATGTATGGCGGGCAGTTTTATGTCGGTTGGTATGACAGCGGGAATGATGACCGCGTAGTTGTTACTAACCCCAGTCTGATCGGCCAATGGATTCGCGGTCTTGTGACCTGGGTCAATGGCGGCGATACAAAGCTATGGTTAAATAGCACGCTGGTCGGAACGTCGGCAGTCCTAAATGCGACATGGGACACAAGCACCGCTGACGAAATAAACTTTGGCGTTGATAACGTCGGCACTCACTTGATACCGTACGACGGCGACCTAGATGATATATCGCTATTCGACTTCGTCCCGACGGAGGCTCAGGCTCGCGGACTTGGCGACGGCAGTATCGACCCGCTTGAACTCGCCCCCGTAGCATTGTGGCGATTCGACGACGGAGCCGGGACAGCCGCGATTGATTGGAGTGGCAACGCGCAGACCGGCACTGTATCGGGAGCCACCTGGACCAAACGAGTACCGCGATCCTTACGAATCAACGGATTGTGGCCTGGGGCATTCCAACCCAACGGACGCTGGCCCGGTGCCGTCGTACCGTTTCCGACGATCCCTATCATCGAAGACGTGACGCCGGGTAGCTTCGCCGACGCTGACACCGGCGTCATAATCTCAGGTCAGTATTTCCGGGGGCTACAAGGCGTCGGCGGCGGCGTGCAACTGAGCGACAGCCCGATCTATGGCGGCCCCAACCGCGTCGATCAGGTCATAACAGCCTGGAGCGACAATGCGGTTACGATCACGGTCGATTTCTCGCAGGCGCTGGGTCACACCTTCAGCCCCGGCGATCCGTGCTGGATCTTCCTGTTCGACGCCGACAACAACGTCAGCAATGCCATCGCGGTCACACTGACGGGCGGCGGCGGAGGAACATTAGTTGATGTTCCTGCGGCAACACTAGTCCTTAGTACATTTGCTCCTACTGTTCTTACTCCAAGAGTTGTTACTCCAACGGTAACAAACTTAACTCTTGCAACCTTTGCTCCAGCGATAAAGATAGGACAAGTAGTAACTCCTGCTACTAAAGCTCTTACACTTACCGAGTTTGCTCCTACTGTTCTTACGCCAAGAGTTGTTGCACCTCCAACTAGAGCACTTACTCTCACAACTTTTGCTCCTACTGTATCTACAAGTGTCCAACCTCCTATCACTTATGAGATGGATCTGTTGGACCGCTTTACTGGTGGAGCCGTAGCTATATCTGTACACTACACCGACAGTGGGCATATTCCAGTTCAAATCACCGGTGGTAGCGGTAACATCGTCACTAATGGTTCTGGTAAGGTGTATAGCACTCCAGGATCTGAGGTAGGTTGGTATTACTTCCCCTGGACTCCACAGAATGTAGATCAGCAGGTAACACTCAAGGTAACGAAGCTATCAGGTAGTCCATTAGTTGCCTTAGGCATTAGTTTACGAACGGACGTAACCACACCTACCCAGTCCGGAGTTAACGGTTACTTAGTACAGTTTGTATCTGCTGGAGGTGCCGGTGATGGTACATTAGAGATCTACAAGTTTACTGCTGGTGCGTTCGGAAGCCCTCTTGCCTCTAGCTCTTCATTCACATTGGCTGACGGCGACACTATCAGTTTCCGCATCCGTGGTTCTGGTACTACCGTTCTAACTGGCTACCACAATGGGTCTTCGGTAGTGACCTATAATGACTCTAGCAGCCCTTTCACGAATATAGGATTTCCTGGGCTTCGACTCTATATGGAAGGGACGCCTGGAACAGATGGCTGGATGGTTGATCGCATCTGGGGAGAATCTACCAAGGTCGTTGACGTCATTGCCGAAGCTATCAGTGCAACTAATGAGGTATGTTGGACTTCTAAAGATCAAGCCACAGCCTATGATGTAAACCGCTCTACAAGTTGGAATGGAAGTTATTCGGTTGTGGGTTCGGCTGTGAGTGGTCCACCCTGGATTGATAGTTCCCCAAGCACTCCATCCTATTACACGGTTACAGCTAGGGATGGCGGCGGACAAATATCGGATTCCACTTCCGAACCAATTACGCCTTCCACAGAAGTAGATTCAGGACTAGGTGGAGGAACAATCGCTGTCAGTTCCCCAACTACTCGTCACAATTTGCTTCTTGAAACAGATGGAACCAAAGTCTATGGAGCAGTTCCTAGCAATCTTGTCTTTAAGCCTGTAGCTGGCCCATTAACGATTCATCCTGGTCCTTTCTCAACTATGAGCAAAGTTGATGAATCTTTTGGATCTGGACTGGGAGCACTAACACTAACGGTAGCAGGTTCTGGAACTGCTGGAGCTACTGGAGGACATCTAACCTACAGCGGTAGTAATACCACCGCAGTGTACCAAGCAGCTGGAGTACACTACAAAGCGCCATGCATGTCACTGGGTTTTGAGCTTGCAGGCATTACTGGAAAGGTGCGAATTGGCTATGGCGCTGACAAAGACAATGGGATGTTCTTAGAGTACCAATCGGGCACACCAACAGCTAAGATTGTATATTATGCGAGTGGTACTCCTACGGATATCATTAGTGCAGTATCGCTTGCCAGTCCAGATGCAGTAGCAATAGAAATCTGTTCGATTGGTTTTGCCATCTGGCAGAGGAGTTCTGGAGTTTGGGACATTATTGCTAACATCCAGAACGGAATCTACAATCTAGGTGCCGTAGGCAATTCCTTAGCTACTGATGTTCCCACATTAGTATTCACTAGCTCTGGAACGCTTACGGTTGATCTAACTCATGTTCAGGCTACACTGTTCAATGGCATAGGTAGAGGTAGGCAGTGGTCTCCGATTGTGAACCTAGATGGCAGTCCATATTTGGCTGACGGGAAACAATGGATTGCAATTGATCGGACTTCCGCAGCCTATCCGGGCAACTTCGCTGTGCCGTTCGTGACTCAGATAATGGGCTACGATCCAGCGACGCAGACCTTTGATGAGCCAACGTGTCAAATCACTGCGAAGATAGCCAGCGGAGAAGTATATCCTACTCAGGATGACAAGTTTGTCTTTGATCACAACCTGAATGGGTTCCACTGCTATCTTATGGATTTTGAGACAAGCACAGGTACGCCGGCTAACACTGTGCATCCCTGGTACAAGTTCTACTCAGGCAATATACTCCAAGCAGGTGAATTGCATTTTGATGACGCAGCTCTAGTGACACTTCCATCTGGAGTGTCTCCAAGGTTTATTTATGCTTCTGCGATACTGTACAATAATGGCTACTGGTGGATGTTGGCCACAATCAGCGATCTTGTCAGTTCTTCTACTACCCATGAAGTTATCTTACGCGGTAGTGCGCCAGATAACTTTGACACAATCATTTCTGAAGATACAGGACGCACAGGCGAAGAAATCGAATTGCTACTGCTAGGTAGCGAACTACATGCTATCGGCGGGGACTATGCAGCAACTGGGCAACTCGATATCTGGAAATGGACTAACGGTACCGATCTGACATTTGAGCGTACCGCCAGCTATCAGACTGCAGCAACTGTAGGTGTCGTTCCTCAGACGCCGGCTACTCTCTGGTATGATGACGGTGCAGGTCATGGCATTATTCAGTTGCTAGTCACAGATGATGTTTACTATCAGGGAGTTGGCTTTGCATTTGGTCGTGGCTACATTTATGAGGCAACATTAGTCCTTGACGGTTGGCAGTTTCCTCAAAGGACTTCATACCAGTCTGCTACAGTAGTTGTTCCAACAACTCTTTCTCTCACGCTCACTACTTTTGAACCTTCTGTTCTTACTCCAAGAGTTGTTACCCCACCAACTAAAGCACTCACACTCACAGAGTTTGCTCCTACTGTTCTTACTCCAAGAGTTGTTGTTCCTCCTACCAAAGCATTAGTTCTAACTACTTATGCTCCAACGGTAGGAAGTGCAAACAACAAGGTAGTTACTCCTGGTACGGCATCTTTGCTTGTTACTGAGTTTGCTCCTACGATCTCAATAACAGCAAACAAGCTGGTTACTCCAAGTACTCTGAACTTAATGCTGAACAGGTTTGCACCTTCCGTTCTTACTCCAAGGATAGTAACGCCAGGAGTTAAGAACTTCACACTTACTAAGTTTGCTCCTACAGTTCTAATCCAGGACAATAAGACAGTAACGCCAGGAACTAGCTCTTTAGTTATAGGAGCCTATGCTCCAACTGTTTCTATAACTGGAAATAGAACTGTTACTCCAGGCCCAATTAACTTGGTGCTAACTGGATATCCTCCAAACGTAGTCGCTACCGGACTGGTGTACCCAGTAATAGTTTCTGGGACCATCCATGTAAATGATAGTGTGTCAGGGAGCGTTTCTGTCACAACTATGGTGTCTGGATCTGTTGAGTCTCCATAATGCAAGAAGTCTATCAGGACGACTATGGCATTGCTTTTGATGCCTACGCCAGGAGCTCATCTGGTGCGATAGATCTATCTACTGCCCAGAACTTGAATCTCACATTTGAACTTCCTGATGGAAGTGAACTCATCAAGCCAGCCAGCTATGTCACCGATGGAACAGACGGTGGATTACGTTACGTAGCTGTAACTGGCTTTCTTAGCTTGCCTGGGCTCTGGAGGTATAGAGCGTCGTATACCAGAGGAGCTCCGATTGGTCTGCATACTGACTGGATTGAGTTCCTTGTCCTCAAGAGTGGGGGTGGGCTATGACTATCATAGCTAGCTGGGGAGCACAAGGAGCCAACTGTTACGTCAGCGTAACAGACGCAAGCTCGTTCATCATGTCTGCAATAGTGTACTCTGCTCCTTGGGTAGATGCAAGCCCACTGCAGAGAGAAGCAGCTTTGATCTCAGCCAGCAGAGATATTGATAGTTTGCAGTTCCGTGGTGAGAGATACTTCTCTCAACAGAGTATGGAGTGGCCAAGATCCGATCTGGCCAAATGGCCCTGGAACTTGTCTGTAGCTAACGTCAATGACACGTTGACCAGTTACGAACAAGACAGAATGAAAGAAGCAGTCAAGAGAGCTTGCTGTCATCAAGCTGTCTTTCTTCTCCAACACACAAGTTCTCCCAACAAGCATCTTGAAGCTATAGCGATGGGAATTGAGGGCTGGTCTGAGACCAATGGTCCGATGAGTGAATCAGTTCGTTATGGAAAAGGTGCTGGACAAAACAGATCTTCAGACATGATGAAACTTCTTTCTCCTTGGATTGGTCAGCGTAGGGTTTACCGAAAATGAGCTTCATGGACATAGCAGCCCGCTTGACGCACAAAGCGCAGTGGGTACGTCCATCTAATGACTCTCCTACAGTTGACAAGTATGGCGATCTCACTCAAGCAGACTCGCTGACAGACATTACTACTGTATCATGCTACTGCTATCAGGATTACCAGAACAAGTACAACGCTCCTTTTGTCCTTACCAATGCCAATCAGTGGATAGTAGTTCTGCCAAAGGAGAGAACCGACATAGTCGTTGATCAGCAGCTGAGACACATTACTGACAGAGACGGAGTCTTGCTCCTATCTGCAGGAAGGATAGTTAGGAGAACGATTCTCAATCATCACAGAGATGGAACTCGAGTAATCTACTGTTTAGTCGAGCCCAACTAGGTGCCTATGTTTGATCGCATTGTTCTTATCACTCTCGGACTGTTCTGCTTCTTGTTTGGTCTCTTTGCAGTGACCAACATACAGATTGAATGGAGCAAGCCTATCATGGGCTTTTCAGCTCTTGTGGCAGGAGTGATCTTGCTCATCAGAGCTTTTGTTCCTCAAGCTCCACCTAAGTAATGGTTCTTCCATTTGCTGATTTCAGGACTGCCGAACTCGTAAGGATCTATACCTCAGCAGCTCGGCAGATTAGTGCCGAGCTTGAGTCCATGGTGTTTGCTTTGGACTCAAGTAGGTATCAGAGATATCAGCAAATTCTAAGACTTCTTCAAGAGCTGCGGGGAAGAACTCGTGGCTGGACCAACAAGTATCTTGAGGACTTCTTCCAACAAGAACAGAGTAAGGCAATCTATCTCCTTGCCAAACATTCTGTTTTTCAAATTGATAGGCTAAAGGATCGCCTTGCGACAAAATCTGTGGCTGCACTGGCGGATAGCCTGATTACAGCCACGGATAAAGCCGTCGATTCTGTTAAAAGCCTTGCCACAAAAGTGGTTCAACGCAGGGCTTCTATAGAGAAGAAGCTAGGAGAAGATGTAGTCCGAGAGATAGCAGAACAGCTAGTTCAGGGAAAGAGCTTTAAGGCTGCTACAGCAAAAGTCCGATCTGTTTTGCAAAGAGAGTTTACTGACGGCATCGTATCTGTTACTGGCAGAGGTGGAGGAACCTACAGATACTCGTTAGACTACTATGCAGCAATGGTTACTAATCAGACACTTAAGCAAGCATCGAGTGCGGCAGTAATTTCGGCAGCTATGGAAGCTGATCACGACCTAGTCAGAGTATCTCCTCAACCAAGCATAGTTCCGAAAGGGTGCATCTGCGATATCTATGCTGGCAAAGTGTTCTCTATCTCTGGTGAGTCAGACAAGTTCCCAGCTTTAGGAGACACACCCAATGGTGGTCCTCCCTTTCATCCTTGGTGCCGGCATACCCTAGAACCTTTCATATCTGGGCTTCACTCTGATGAAGAGCTAGATGAGTTTGCAAACGTACCAGAAGAGTTTTTGATGACTGGAGAGAACACGTTTAGCCAGCTCCTTGCTTCAGCTAGAATGAAAATGGCAGTACGATGATTAACATTCACTCAGGCATCGGCAAAGGCAAAGCAGAGGACTGGACTGAGATCCTTCAAGTCCTGGAAGGAACTTCGATCCGAGTTCAAGAAGCATTACTCCCTACTCTTACAGAGATAGGAAAGCACGTAGTGCAAAGAGCTAGAGAGAATGCTCCACTCTTACGCGGACCTTTGAGGGAGAAGCTCCGACTCAATCCTGCCAGAATTGCTCGCGGTAAGCTAGTAGTGAATGTACAAGACGCTACTCCCTATGCCTTAAAACAGCATGAGGAGTTAACTCCAGCTGGACCTCTGCAACTTGGTCCAATATCAAGCCAGCTGCCTGGAACACCAGAAGGTGGTGTAGGTGGTAAGTTCGTTCAGCGAGTCGTGCAGTACCACCTTGCCACATATGACAAGATGCTGAAGGACGCTTTCAAAAGAGCAATTGGAAGAAAAGAAAGGAAGAAAGGAAGTTAACTCTTCAGATAAAACTAGGTTTGCACCTAGTATCTGGAGAAAGCTGTGAAGTTCACTATCGCAATGGCTACTGGCGGCCTTCCCTTCCACGGCCGGTCTCTCGAAGAAGGTTCTCTTGGTGGTAGTGAAACTGCCTTCATCTATATGGCAAGGGCTCTAGCCAAGCTAGGCCATTCTGTCCACGCCTTCTGCGTGTGTCCAAAGCCTGGAGAGTACGATGGTGTGCACTACCATCCTATTGAGCAGGCTCGTAAGCAGATCTTGACAATGCCGTATGACATTATCATTGCAAGCCGGTGGCCTGAGTTTCTCCGTGAACCTGGGAACTCAGGTTTGAGAATCATGTGGTGCCACGACACTCTGGTCGATGTAAACCGCTTCATGGGCAGCCTCTATCAAACAGATGAAGTGCTGTTCCTTAGCAAGTACCACCAAGAGAACTACAAGCGTCACATTCCTGAAGTTGAGCAGTTCTCTTGGATCACAAGAAACGGTGTAGACAGAGACACCATTGCTGCCAACATTCGTCCGAAGATCAAGGGCAAGGTGATCTACACAAGTCGTCCAGAACGCGGGCTACACTATCTGCTCTCGGACATCTTTCCTTTGATGCTGAACAACAATCCAGATCTTGTTCTTCATTACTGCAACTACGATCTAAAGGGAATGCAGGTTCCTCCAGACGTAGAAGGCAAGATCAATGCCTGTGCTGAACTGGCTCGTCGTTTCCCGAAGAAGGTAGTCAACCTTGGCAGTCTCACTAAGGCTGAGCTCTACCAAGAGATTAGCTCTTCTGAATTGCTGCTGTACCCAACTGACTTCCCAGAGATCAGTTGCATTACAGCAATTGAGGCTCAAGCATGTGGCACACCAATCATCACTACCGATGACTTCGCTTTAAGAGAGACAGTCAATTCAGAAGCTGGAATTCTAATTCCAGGCAATCCTAACAGTGAAGATTACATTCAGCGCTTCGTCGGTTCTGCTGATGTCTTAAAAGATCAAGAGCTTATGGAGAACATGGCTGAGGCCGGACAAGAGTGGGTGAAAGAGCATTACGGATGGGATCAGATTGCTGCATCTTGGATGACACACTTTGAACTGCTCATGCATCGTCGCTGGGCATCCAGAAAGTCTTCTGTAATAACTCAACTGCTACGGCAAGGTGATATTGCTCCTGCTGAGATGATCTGTGAACGACATGCTCAAGAACTTCAAGACAAAGTTGATTCTGTTTGTAGATCTGCTACTTCAGACTTGATTACTCCTGAGAAGATTGCTGCCGGCTACAAAGGAGCAACCGGAAGATTCAAGATGATGTGCGGACTTCTAAACCTCTTTGGTTTAGCACCCAAGACTGTCCTCGACTACCATCCTGGCTTCTGTTCTATCGGCCTGATGGTTAACCAGAACCTTCCTACTGCTCTAATAGACATAGACACAGGAAGCTTTCCAGAGTCGAAAAGTCATATTGAAAGTGTTGTGGCTACCATGGATAGAAGTGCCACAGTTACAGTCATTGATGACGGACAGGATCGCCCAACTGGACACTACGATCTGATCATCCTCAATGAAGTATTGGAATGGCAGATCAACCCACAACTCTATCTTAAGAAGCTGGCAAAGAATCTGTCTCCTGATGGAGTGTTCTGTCTTATCACTGAGTGCGGTCCTACGACCGAGCTTGCCAAAAACATGAGCAGAGGTCGGCTATGGAACTTGGGCTACTCAGAGCTCAAAGACATATTTGCCAATGAGTCTTTCTTTCATGGAGCTTTTGTTGATGCCGGAAAGAATGAAGCTGGAGAGATTCTTGGTCATTGGGTGTTCTTAGCCAAAGCTCCAAAGAACTTTGAGAATGTGGATCTCAAAAAGAAGATGTTGATAACCAGACCATATGAGTCGGTGTCAGCTTGTATCATTGCCGGAAACGAACAGGACAACATTGGTCCTATGCTGAAGTCTATTCAACCAATCTGTGATGAGATTCTGGTTGTAACTAACAGCAATGACGGAACAGAAGATATCGCCAAGACTTATGGAGCAGTAGTTACACATCAAGAGTTTGACAACTTCTCTACTCAGAGAAATGCTTCGGTAATAAATGCTCAGGGAGATTGGATCCTATGGATCGACTGCGACGAGAGACTTCATAAGGGCTTGAATGTTCGTAAGTATCTGTCCAATGGGATCTATGAAGCCTTGGTGATTAAGCAGATCCATCTCACTCTGGACAGCCTGAACAAGAACTTTGATATGCCAGCAAGGTTGTATAGGAACAAAGCTCATTACAAGTTCACCGGACTTATTCATGAGCATTGTGAGGATACGAGCAAAGGTCCGTATGACCATCCCATAGCTCCAAGAATGATGCTGCCAGATGTGGATCTTGCCCACCTAGGCTATCTGGAAGAAGGACTGAGAAGGAAGAAGTGCTCCAACAGGAATATGGCACTCCTTCGACGCTCGGTTCAAGAACAGCCTGAACGTCAGCTTACTTGGGTTCTAGTAATCAGAGACTATCTGAACATCTTGAAGTGGGAGGCCGAGGAGTCTAACTTCACCCTAGCTCTGGAAAGAGGTGGAGAACACCACAAGCTTCTCGAAGCAGTTGTGGAGACCTTCGTTGAACATTTCCCAAATGCGAAAGCTGGTTATCATGCCCTGGCTTATCCGATGTATCAAGAAGCTCTTAGCATCATGGGCAAGGCTGGTCTTCCATATAAGGAGTGCAGGATGCCTCCCTTCGAGATTGCTCTGTTCATTGGCGGAGGAATCGGTGGGTTACAAGGTGTGCCGGAACATCCTCAACGCATTTGGTTCACCGACGCTAAGGATGCAATGCACCTTATCAACAAGAATGCTACTCTCATGCTTGTTGATATGGGTCTCTTGGACAGAGAAGAATATACAGGACTGTTAGAAGCAGCTGACAACACTCCAATCTATGGAGCCCCTCCTGCCGCGGAAGCGTTGCTCGCCAATGGCGTCAATGTATTCTAACTAGGTGGTCACGTGATGAAGAAACGCAGAGTCAAGAAAGTGATGCGGACTTTTCTCAAGAAGAGCAATAAGCTCAAGTCCCGTCAGGCATATCGAAGGAAGCGATGATTGTTCTCTTTGAGAGCATTGCCACTAGTCTACAGTCCTATGGATTAGGAACTATAGGCAGTGATCTCTTCATTGGACAGCTTCCCAGCACACCGTATGAGTCTACTGTTATTGCTCCAAGTGGTGGTTACGAGATCTCTGGGGATAAGGTTAACAGACCTGCTGTCCAGTTTCTTCATCGGTCTGTAAAGTACAATGACGGCTGGACCTATATCAACAGCTTGAATACTCTGTTCGCTGATAAGTTCAACAAGTTGGGTTGTTCTTATCCAGGACGGTTTGCCAGACAGAGTGCTCCAGGTCCTTACTACAAAGATGAGAATGGACACTTTGTATTCTCACTAAACTTAGTATTCATCACTACTAAAGTTGGGTAATAAGATTGGTGTCTCACCTAGGACTCGTTGGAGGTAGGAAATGACTCGCCGCTCTTACTCGAACCCGATCAATCCGGTTGAGACGAATCTTGCGATTGAACAGATCATCATCGCAGAGTATCCGACAACTTTCACTCGGGCCAGAGTTGATCTTGACGCTCTGCCTTCTGGGTTCTACGACCTCGGCAGCGTAGTTGAAGATACTCCAATGGTTCGAGTGACCAGAACCAAGTTCAGCTTGGAAGTGGGCTTGCCGAAGATTCGGCAGTTTGAAGCAGTCACAGGTTTTTCCGCTCAGTTGCAGTTCACTCTGAACTCGAACTCATGGCGGAAAGTCCAAGTCGCGTTCGGCAATTACACAGCTGCTTCGAGCGCCGTGGCTTGTGCTTCGGTGTCGAGCGTGTTCAGTGATGGGTTGACCTTTGTTCTGTCCAGCACACCCACTACGCCTTTCGCGGTCGGTCAGCAGATCATCATTTCTTCGCCCGGCGGACAAGACGCGATTGACGGTTTGGAAGTGGTCATTGCTTCTATCACGACCGGCAATCTCGTGTACTCTCTGGCTGCGAATCCCTACAAGTCCATTACAGCTGGACTCTTGGCTTACGCTTACTCTGGTGTCACCCAAGTCCTTGGCGGTCCTCGCATCCGTTATTTCCACGTTCTCGGAATTGCGGACTTCTTGGACGGTGTGCAAGTTATCCATGACTTCGCCAAGATGGCTCCTGCAGAAGACTGGGAAGAGAAGTTCACGCCGGACCAGAACGGCAGAATCCCGATCACAATGAATGCTCTCGGATTTAACACCACTATCGGGAGCTGCAGTCAACAGGTAGTCGGTCTCAGGCATTACTTGCCGCCGTTGTCTACTGGGTGCTAGCTCCCTCTTATAGGAGCTAGTAATGGATGAAGCCACGACAGTTAGTGGCGTAGATCAGGTGAAGGTATCCGAAGAAGTAGTTCGGAAGGCTTTCTCTGAACGCTTCCTGAACCTCGATGAGAGCGATCACGAACAGCTCTCCAAGGTTCTCTTTCCAGACACGCACAAAACAGATGTGCCTCTCTTAGGCAAGTCGAGACCTATCCGTCCTCTGTCTGTCAAGGCAGGACGATCTGTCTATCAAGCTCTAAAGCCCTTCGCTCTCAAGCAAAGAGAAGCGATGAAAGAGGGCACTATGGTAGACATGACAGAGGATGTCCTCCAGGCTTTGTTTGCCACGACTACCGCTCTTGCAGATTTCTACGATTGGGAAGATGTGAAGAAGGCTGTGGTTGACGAAACCATTTCTATGACAGAGATGCAAGATCTAGTGATCTCTCAAGAGCAGATCGACGGAGCCAACAATTTTTTGCTCGGCGGCTTGCGAGTTCTTATCAACGTGATGAGGCTCAACGAGATGGTGGGTCTAAAATACCTGAGCATGCTTTCTTCGCCTTCCTCTGCGAGAAGCTGAGCTGTACTTTAGACCAACTCGTAAGTAAGCATACAGAAGGACAACTGACAATCATCACCAGTGGATTTTCAGTATTAGAGAAACGACGTGAAGAAGCCATGGAGAAAGCAAGGGCTGAACCCAAGGCAGAGAAGTCAGAAAAGCCAAAGAGACGGTTCAAGGAAATGACCGGTGCAGAGTATATGAGGTACGTAGACCAAGCTAGTGGAGGGAAGTTCTAAATGATGGAGCTTGGAGGAATCTCGTGGGCGTTTGAAGCCAAGTATATTGGCGAAGAGCAGATGAAAAAGGCTGCTAAGGATATCCATGCCCTCCAAGATGCCACAGGCTCTTTAGCAGAGGCAGAGACCAAGCTAGCTGCAGCTACTAAAGAAGCTGAGAAAGCACAGAAGGCTTTCGATGCTGCAGGACATGCGAAGAACTACCAAGTCTTGCAATCAGCAATTCAGGGAGTTGCTTCTGCCCATGCTATCTGGGCTAAGGAGTTGGACAAGGTAGCTCTGGCTTCTATAAGAGCAGAAGAAGCTCTGTCTCGGCAGTTTGCAGCTGCTCAACAACTCTCTAGGCTTGGACAAGTAGGTGGAAGAGCTAACGGTACAAGTGGCAGTCTTGCTACTAGTATCATGGCGCAGTACGGTGGACAAACCTATCCAACTGCTCCAACACCTGCTCCACTGTATCAAGGACCTGGATCACCTACCAACCAAGGTGATGTTGCTCGCTATAGCGTACTTGCTAGTGCAGCAGATAGAGCTGGCATTTCTGTTAGAGAGTTGACTACCAAAGTCAAAGAAGACTCTGCTGCACAAAAAGAGAAAGGTAAGACCAATACCAACCTTTCTCAGACGTTCAATCAACTTTCTCAGAACGTCCAGATTGCTTCGGTGGCTATCAGCACCTTAGCTGCCGCATTAGGTGCTGGCAGATTTACTGAGTTCCTTACTGAAGCAACTCTTCTTGCTGCTCGTGTTGAGAACCTAGGTACCGTTGTCAACAATGTAGGTTCTATTGCTGGGTACAGCAGAGGACAGCTGAAAGCTTTTGAAGATTCAGTAAAGCGCCTAGGCATCACCACCAGACAAACTCGTGAAGCATTAGCTTTCTTAATCCAAGGTGAGTTCGATCTAAGCAATGCTGCTAAGCTAGCTAGAATTGCTCAAGATGCCGCAGTCATTGCCCAGATCAATTCCAGCGAAGCTTTCGAGCGCCTAGTTATTGCCATCCAAAGAACCAACAGTTGGATGCTGCGTAACTTGGGCATTATGGTGAATCTGAACAACATCTATCGTGACTTTGCCATCAGCAATGGTCGTGTCATTACAACTCTGTCAACACATGAAAAGCAGCAGCTCCTACTCAATGAGGTAATGAGAAAGGGTACATTGATCCAAGGTACTTATGAAGCAGCCTTGGGAGACACTTACAAACAATTCACTTCTTTGACCAGAGTGTTTGAAGAAGCTCGAGTGCAGCTGGGCGAACAGTTCCAGCCTATCTTTGCTGACTTAGTTCAAACTTCTGGATACTTGGCAGTTAGCTTTGGTAAGCTCAGTGATGAGTCAAAAGCTTTGATTGCAGCTCTTGCCGCTGGTGCTGCAGTTACATTGTCTATGGGAGCGGCAGTAGGAATCTTGTCAATTGCCGTGGTAGCAGCAACAGCCGCTTTCGGAACTTGGATCGGTGCTTTGCTTTTGCTCGGAACGGTAATGACAGGAGGTATTGCTGGAGCCTATCTCTACTCGCAAGCCCTTGAAGCAGGTGTCGTTAGATCAATCAAGAGAGCGGGCGACGCTGGTGCTGCTACAGCTTCTAAAGTAGAAGATCTTTCTGTAGCATACAAGAAGCTTCTTGGTCTTTCTGAAGAGGAAAGCAAAGGTCCTTTATCAGAACTACAACTTCAAGAGGTTCGGAACCTTCTGGACGAGATCATCCAACTCATACCAGAATTTGGTGCAAAGCTTCAGCAGCTTGATCTTAAGAAGCCTGGAGAGATTGCTCGGATCTTGAAAGAGATCAGTCAAGACGTAGCTCTTTCAGCAGACCAACGTCTGGACATGCTACGTGCTACTCTAGAGCAAGTAAACAAAGAGATTGAAGATCTGAGAAAGCAAACGAAGCAACCTCTTACCGGCAGAGGGGCAGTTGGCGAAGAGCTTGGTCTTGGCCCATTCTTCACCAACCAGAGAGAAGAGGCTCAGGCCAAGCTTAATGAGAAGTTGAGGGAGCAAGCAAACCTTCAAGGACAGATTGGTGAGATCTCAGTACATAGTGATGCTCTCATTGCTCGTTCCTTTCAAGCAAGACTTAAGCAACAAGAAACTGCTTATAACTTGGCTCTCAGAATCGCCAATCAGTTCAATCAGAAGAGGATCGAAGCCTGGGCTTCTGCTGACGTTCAGATCTATCAAGAGTACAAGAAGAACCTCGACAATCTATCTCTGCTTACTATTAGCAGCGGTGAGACAATAGCTGGTATCAATGCCCAGGCGGCTATCAGAGCTGGAGAGTTACGGGCAGAAGCAGAAAAGAACACAAAGGCTCACCCAGAAGACGCCGCTAAGATTCAAGAAGTCTTGAAAGGTCAGCTAGCAGCCCTTGAGAGATCTAAAGCTGATCAGACTAAAGAGATTGAAGAGCAGAAGAAAGCAATCTTGGACACTATCAAAGATGTGGACAACCTTGCTGATCTAGAAATGGAGAAGATCAAGAAGCAGACAGAGCTACAGAAAGCATCTAATGATCTTATCACTGGTGGCGAAGATGAGCGTATTGCCAGACTGCAGATGAACTTGCAGAAAGAACAGAGCCTTCTCAAAGGTACTCTAAAGGTCATGGATGAACTTGCTGCCGAAGCAAATGAAGAAAAGAAGAAGCTGAACGAAGAGCTTGCTGCTAATACAGATCCAAACAATGTTCCTGGTATTGAAGCTAACATTGAACGGCAAGATAAGCTCTTAGAAAGACTGGCAGCACTTAGAGTTGTTCACGAAGCGAGAGCCGCTCAGGACATCAAAGAGATTGAGCAAGAGCTTGCTGCTGCTCGCAAGAAGATCCGAGAGGACTTAGAGAAAGATCTAGCTGATCTAGAAGACAAGCGTCTCAAGCTAGTTCAGGATCTCAAAGACAAAGAAATGGACATGGAGCGTAAGCGGCATGAAGAAGCCCTGCGTCTCAGAAAGAAAGAACTCGACATTGAGAAAGACAACATCAATGAAAGAGAGAAGGCTCTCAAGGATCTAGAGAAGCACGCCAAGGACGAGTTCGACAGGCGAGTCAAGAGGATTGAAGCTGAGCGTGAGTTCAATAAGCTGATTGCCCAAGGCATGTCTCCAATGGCTGCCCTAGGTCAGGTTGCTGAGAAGTTTATCAAAGGTCCAGAAGATCTTGCCTTTGAAGATGGCGGTCCTGGCAGAGGTCGTAGAGCTGGACTACAACAGAAGCAGCAGGAGAAGCTTGCGAAAGAAGCTGATCAGAGAGTCAAGAATGAAGTTGATCGCTTAATCCTCAGAGGTATGGATCCTGAGCGAGCCAAGCAAATCGCCCAGAATAGATTCGGTGGCGGTGGCGGTGGAGATCTAGGCCAGTTTGCCAACGCCATCAAGAACAAACTTGAAGAAGTAGACAAAGACAAGAAAGCCCTTGAAGAGAAGCAGAAAGCTCTTCGCCTAGATGAAGAGAAAGCTCACGAGGTAAGGGTCGTCCAAGAGTTTGAGAAGGCTGAGAAGACCAGAGAAGATATCCTTCTTGAACTCAGGAAGATGAACAAAGAGATTGACGACGCCAAGAAGAAGAAAGATGAAGCTGCTGCCAGAGAGGGCGGTGCTGTAGCAGCTGTTCCAGCTATGCCAGAAGTAGGTGCTTTAGCTGCAGAAGCAGTAGATGCTGACAAGAACAGAAAGGCGAAGATTGCAGCGTCGATCAAGTCTTTGCAAGACGAAGAAGCGAAGAACGAGACAGCGTTTAATCAGGCTCAGTTGGTAGGAGATCAAGCAGGCATGGATGCCGCTATGAAAAAGTCTCAAGAACTTACCGCGTTAAAGCGGCAGAAGCAAGAAGAGCTAGGGCAGGGCAACGCTGGTCTGCAAGGACTGGAACCTGCTGCTGGAGGACTGCCTGGTCTTGGCTTTCCAGAACCTGAGATCCCTCAGATCAACTTTGGTGCTCCAAGAGGTGGGTTCGGAGTTGGCATGCCAGCCAATCTAATGCAGCAAGTTCCTGACGGAGCTAGAGAAGCGGCAGATGCAATGGGACAACAGAAAGATGCTCTCGACAAATTGTCCTCTACCATAGGAGCTGGGTTCAGTCAAGTGGCAGCTGGTGCTCTTGCGGCTGCTGATGCGGCGAATGCCGCTACAGCTGCTCTAATACAAGACGGACAAGACTTCGAGAGAGAGTTTTCCGCGAAAGGCTTAGCCTAATGCCTTGCGATCTAGACCTTACTAAGTGCACTCTGCTGTTTCCAAACAGCCCTCTAGGAGACTCTGTCGTAGGCTGGAAGACCAACTCCAAGCTCGCTACTGAACCCAATGTCCGGCAGAACTTCTGGGCCAACAGAGTCATCATTGATGGTCGATACCCAGCACTGTATCATCAACATGAGTTCATTATTTACGTTGAGAAGAATGATCCACGACTGTACGCCAAGCAGTTGTTCGACTATCAACGTACTCTAATTAGCTCAAGTTCTCAGACGTTGAAACTCTACAGACCTGAGACGTCAACAGATGTAATAGCGTTTGGATCGTGCTACATGCTTCCAGTTGAGCAGAACAGTCCAGAAGATTTGTTTCTGTTCCAGGCTGGGTACATGCGCTTTCAATTCTGGGGAACTGAAGTTCCTTCTGTGATAACCACGCCATAATTCTGTTTTTCAAATTTGGGCTATCGTAGGCCCATATATAATCGAAAACACGGCTGCCAATGGGCTGCCTAGGTTACGCCGGACTTTAGAGGGTTACGAAATGCCATTTGGACCAACTATTGCCAACGACATTCTAGGGCTGACTCTGCTCGGCTCTCCATTCACAGCTATCGGAACTGTGTGGATGGCGTTGTGCTCGAGCATTGGCAGCGTAGGATTGTCTGTTGCAGAAGTCCCAACAGGAACTGGCTATGCCCGTCAGAGAATCATATTTGGTGCTTTGTCTAATCGGAGAAGCACTAACACCAACTCATTCACTTACCCGGCTGCTTCTACTCCTTGGGGAGACCTTCCTTATATTGGTTTGTATGATGCTGCAACTTCTGGCAATCTCGTAGCCTTCGGAACTATGGCAAGTACTAAGACAGTCGCCACTAGCGTAATCGTAGCTTGCCACATTGGTAGTGTTACTCTTAGCATGAACTAACATGGCAGTCCGTTACTGGGTTGCCAGTGCTTCTGGTAACTGGGTAAACAGTGCAAACTGGTCCGACTCGTCTGGAGGTCCTGGAGGTAATTCAGTTCCAGGCATTGGCGATACCGCTATCTTTGACGCGGGCGGTTTAGGAAGCTGCACCATAACTTCTGCTGTAGTATTCTCTTTCTCTGGCGTTACTCCAACTGCTAATGCATTGGAGTCTCTGCAAGCCAGAATTGGATACACTGGCACTTTAGACTTTTCTAGTCTCGGCGTTACTATCAACTCTGTATCCATTTCCAAGCAGTGCGTGGTATCGAATCTAGACGGCACAGTCTGGTCTCTTCGAGATCCTTTGTTTATAGAGGGCAATCCTCTATCACTAAGGAATCTCAAGATGAGCACCTCTTGGACTGTCATCTGCACTACTGGTGGAGCTGATTACCCACAGGTTATTACCTACGCTGAAGTGCAGAAGGTAATAGGTTCTAGTACGCTGCCAGCAGGTAACGGTGGTATCAGTGTTTACAACGGAACAGACTTTGGAACCAACACAAGAGTAGTTTTCAAACCTCTTACTGGCATTGTTGCTGTAGGAGCCTTCATAACGTGCAATGCCACTCTTGATGGAGGTATTGTAGTAGGCTCTTTAGTTCCTCCTGACCTAGCTACTGGCCTTAGCTGTGGAGCTGATCTTGACGGTGGGGTAGTTCTCATCTATCCAACATTCGCTGTTCCAACAGACGTGAGCTTCTTCTCATATGGCTTTGAGCCGAACGTCTTTGGCGACTTCATCTCGAGCGGTCCAACAGATGGTTGGGTGATTGTCACCAACAATCCTGACACTGGAACTTACTGTGTAGCTGGTCAATTCGATTCAGTAACACAGTCTCTTACTCTTCCTCAAGTGTTTTCAGCAGCTGGCACTATCACATTCAGAAGAGCTTGGATTCAGCCAACACTTGGAACCTACACCTTTCTTATAGATGGAGTGCCCAAAGAGATACTTACTGAAGCAGATGCAACTCAGAGCTATCAGACAAGAACGTATCCAGTAACTGCTGGAGCAAGAGTCTTTACGTGGCAATGGCTAGGTGATGCCAGCAATACTGTCGGCAACGGTCCTTACATAGACAATGTAAGTTGCCTTCAATCAGTTTCAGTAGGAGGTAGTCTATCTCTAGTTGGCGGAACTGAATCAGGAGATGTGTTGGACTATAGAGATCCAGCGAAGCTGCTCTTGACCGTAGACGGAACTCCGATTGACTTCACTTCTCCTTACTTCAACATAAGAGACTTCAACTTCTCTTATGATGGTAAAGAAGTTACGTTTACTGAGATACCAACTCTAAACTATGGTGCCTCTACCTTCAATGACGAAGATGAAGTTACCTTAGAGATGGATCTTGGTAGCGGAATGAAGACTTGGTTCCGTGGCAAGATAAAGAAGACAACTCACTCTGGTGCTAACAACAATGAAGAGATAGTCTACTCGTGCTATGGCCACCAGAACAACGCGGCTGACCTAGATCTGTTAAACGCCTATGGCTACCCGGCGGCGAGCTTTGTTAGTTATGTTGATGTGGCAGATGTCATCGCAACTATCTTTTCTAACAATGCTGCAAACCTCGCTCTGAACGGCATACCCTCTACCATTGGAACTCCCGGGACTGGGACTTTCAATGTCTTTACTTTGCAGAACCTCACCTTCGAGAACGAGCAGTTCACTACAGCTCTTCGGCAAGTTATCTCAAGGAACCAACCCACCAAGAGGCTGTTCTTTGATGATCTGCAGAACGCATGGTGCTTCCCAGATGTAGCTGCTGCAGACATCAAAGTCTTGAACATTGATCTAGCGAATGTAGATTCGCACAGCTACACATTAGACAGCACGAACCGGTTTACCGCACTGCTTGCATACACTACTCTCCAAGGCAATGCAGTCTACGACTCAAGAGACGTGATTGCTCTAGAGCCAGACTGGGCTCCTGGTCTCGAAGCTGACTGGACAGCAAGAAAGGGTGTCTCTGTTGCTATTGCTAATCAGTTCGGTGACGCCTACGCAAAGGTGTTCCGAAAGTGGAAGATCCCTTCAAGCTCTACCTTCAAAGAGAACGATAGCGAACCAGTAGGGTTCTTTGTTCTAGTGAACTACTGGCGTAGACAAGTCTGGGTTCCTATCCAAGCGAAGATAGATCTAGAAGCTAAGACCATCTTTGCTCATGTACCTGTTATCAGAGCAGGCAATCCTCACGTTCCAGGAGATGCGAAGGGACCGCTAGCAGCAGCCTTTGTCTACATTGACTATGACAACATTCCGCTAAGCGGTCCTGCCTTTATCAGGGTACCAGAATCTGGGTACACAGGAACTGCTTACGATCTGTATGGTGTTGCTAGACTCAAGAAGATGTTTATAGATCCGCAGAGCTTTGGGCCTATCAATGTCGCGGCTCAGCTACAGATCTTGAAGGATGTGTTGTTCACGGCAGAGCTGCCTCTGTTTGGTGATCCTATAGAGACCTTCGCCAATCTGCAATGCCGAGTTAGGCTTACTGACACAACCAGATCAACCGGAGTAGACACCATCCAAGCTATGCTACTCAAGTATAGCTACACTTTTGGCAAGCCCGGAAAGTCGGTACTTTCTCTGACTACGGATAAGTCAATTGTTACAAGACTAGAATAATGGCAAAGAAAGCTATCGTCAATCTGAAGCAGAAGGAGATTGCAGAATATCTGCGATTGCTGCTTGATGCCATGAAGGCACTCACAGACAGAGTTACTAAGCTAGAGCAGAAGCAAGCTCTGAACCTAGACCTACCTCCTTTGCCTTATGCTGGCAGTTCAACTTCTCTAGACCCACAGCGCTTTGAAGTAATCCATGTTACTAGTGTTGATCAGTACGGTACGAGCTTTGTTGGAAGACGCTGCCAGCCGATAAAAGATTCTCCGCATTGGGACGAAGATCCAGACCTACCAACTCCAGTTACAGTGTACCTTCCACCTGGAGTTTCAGTCCCTACTGTAGGTGATTACGTCTCAGCTCTGTTCACTGGGACCTACGTAGACGGAGACGATGACTTAGGCAAGTATGGATACTTCTATGCCGAAGATGGTCGCCCAGGAAGAACCACACAATTCAGAGCTGCTTATCCAACTACAGCTGATGCTAACATCTACGAAGTAGATACTGTACTTGGAGCCTTTCCACAAGCAGCAGGAACCTTTGGCGTTGGTGAAGCTTCAAGAGGAGTTGTCTTTGCCTGTCTGTGGGATCAGACTCCTGAGCTACTTCCCATTGGCACTGAAGTAATCGTTCACAAGTCGAATGGGCAGTGGTGGTTTACTAAACCTCTAGTGCCTGGAGAGATTGAGTTTACTCTCACAAGTGGATTCACTACACTTGCAGCATCAGCCGTAGTCACAGCAAGCTTTGACCCTAACGTGGTTGTTGGTGGGACAGTAACTATCCACGACGATCAGAGTATGTGGACTGATTCTATTACTGGCTGTAAGGGAAAGGCATGGCGGTCACACTACACATCTCTAGGAGTTCCTTACTATAGGATCAGAGTACTGCAGAGAGCAGTAAGGGAAGCCTTTGCAACTCTTTCTTCTAACCTATGTGCAGATACTCCGGCAGTTACTTCTTGGACGGCTGTACCAATCGGTATCCACACGGTAGATCCTGGAGCTGGAACTTTAGTCAATAGTGAACTTCATAGAGCAAAGAGTGGAGACACTGTTTGGTTCCAACGTGCAAACAACTCTCCTACGTTCACTTGGGAAGTGAAGAGTGTAACCCCACACGCTCAGTTTGTGATATTCGGACTCAGAGTGTTTTCAGACGTATTGCAGAAGTTTGGTTCTCTTTGCAGATTAGAATACTGCGAAGACCCAACTTGGGTGGATGAGATCACTTTGGTTACAGCATCTTATGTAGCAGACTTGGATGGTAGTGCCTGTGACTTGGTTGCGACTCCGGGCTTTGCACTTGTCTTTGCGAGTACTACCGGAGCACCATCAACAGTGCTAGACTTCGACCAGATTACAGTCGTGACAGACGTCAACGTGGATAGTGACAGTTTGAACCAAGTCAAGAGAACAGTTTACGTCTGCAGCCCGGGAGAAGAGGGTGCAACAGTAGTCGAAGATATTGAAGATTGTCCGCCACCGTAGTAATTAGTATGACGTTATTTCGCGGCGAATTCGGTGGCTTGTTAAGAGGTCCTGGCGGCGGTCTTTCTGGTAATATAGACTGCTGTTGTGGTGCTAGAGTATGCTGCGATACTGCACCTGAGACTTCTGTGTTTGCTACTTTTGGAGAAGGGGGAGACTGTCCTGGACTAGTAGACAACGGTCCTTGGGAACTGTTCTGGATAGGCGGTAATCACTGGAACTCAGGACCTATTGACGTAGGTAGTTGCAACTTCACTATCAACTTAGAGTGCGTTGGTGGAACTACCTATCAGATGGATATCATTGCTGTTGACAGCGACACAATATGCAACTCTGCTTGTGTGATTACCTACATGATGACCATCATCAGTTGCAGCCCATTTGATCTAACTGCTGCAGTAGGTCATCTATCTTCCGCTGCTGAAGATCCTCCTTGTGATCTTACATGCTGTACTGTTAGTACAGATTCATTTCCTGCTGTAGAAGTAACTGAGTAGTATGTCTGTTCCTGAGACATGCCAATGTAGTAAGGCTGGACACTGTCCTGTCTTGAACATTGTTATGTCTGGACGAAGGTATCAGATCTGCAAAGGTCAAGCTCTCTCACAAGAGAAGAGGGCTTTCTACCTTAAGCTCTGGACTAGGCTTCCGCCGGTTAAAGCTATCTCTTCAAAGCCTAAGGCACAAGCTCCGGTACCAGAAGAGATTATTCTAGCTGCAGAGAAAGCTGCAGAGCAGACAGGAATGCTTCTTGGAGATGTGTTAGGTCAGCTAACAGCAGCCGTAGGGATTCCTCCATGCGACCGATGCAAGAAGCGGATAGCTTGGATCAACAAGGCTCACCTTTGGACTGCTGACTTTATCAAGTCCAGATTTAATCCTGCATGAAAATTGTGGTCGACCATGTATGGGCTTGGATAGAAGGTGCTCATCCTTCTCATATCATCCTGCCGGTACTAAGCTATCTGGACGAAGGCAGGTTCTTTAATCCAGCATTCAAAGCTGGATACAGCGACGGAAGGATCAAGTACATTCAGTACGACCGCTCTAGGAAGCAGTACAAGTTTCCGGCAGGTCTTCTTTCACGAGTCACTAAAGCCCTGGACGAGGCTAACTTCCAGTACGAGTTATCTGATGATCGTATCTATGAGATGCCAGAACCTAAGCTAGTGTTGTTCGACAATCATGGTAAGCACACTATAGATCTGAGAAAGGGCAAGTGGAGCTTTCAATCGGACATAGTGACGTCTGCTCTAAGCCACGGTCGTGGCATCATCCACATGCCCACTGGAGGAGGTAAGACCGAAGTAGGAGCTTCGCTAATAGCTTCAATCTGGAAGCCTACAGTATGGCTTACCCATAGAACCAACCTCATGTACCAGACACATGATAGGTTGGCTAAGAGGCTCCAAGTTCCAATTGGTATGGTGGGTGACGGAAACTGGGACATACAGTTCATTACAGTAGTGATGATTCAAACTGCTGTAACCTCTCTTAAAGAGGGACGAGAAGATCTAGACAACTTCTTGAGAGCTTGTGAAGTTATAGTAGGAGACGAAGCACATCATGCCGAAGCCGATAGCTGGCTTGACAGCTTTGGTAAGATCCAAGCTCCCTGGCGGTTTGGTCTAACCGCAACTCCTCACTTGACAGGTCCTGGATTAGCTCTGATTGGAATGACCGGAGATGTGATCGCTTCGATCAGTTTATTAGAGCTGATCGAAAGAAGGGTTCTAGTAGTCCCTAGGATCTGGTTTTATCCTATCAATGCTCCTAAGCTGAACAGCAAAGTAGATTCTCGCTCAGCGTACAAGCAAGCTATAGTAGAGAACTTAGAGAGGAACGAAGCGATCTGCTCTATTGCTGACGTATTCAGAATGGAGAACAAGCCTTGCATAACTCTAGTGAAGAGGGTCGCTCATGGAGAAATGCTGTGTGATATGATGAACATGAAAGGCATTAGATCTGAGTATATCAGAGGCTCTACATCCAAGGCTGAGCGAGAGCTAATCTTTCAGATGCTACAAGAAGGACGCTTCGCTAACGTAGTAGCCACAGCTGAGATCGTAGGAGAAGGAACAGACCTACCCTGGCTGAGAGCTTTGATAAATGCAACTGGGGCAAGAGGCGGCGGAGACAAGACAGAAGGTGAATCAGGCAGAGGTACCCTTCAGTTCCTTGGACGTATCCTTCGGCACTCGGAAGGCAAGTACTATGCTGACTACGTAGATATCGCAGATAGGACTCACAAGTCTCTGAAAGATGCGAGCCTTGCTCGAGTAAAGACCTTGCAGAGCGAGGGTTATACTCCGTTTATCAAGTACTGGAGCCATTATAAGGTACATGGGTAATTCTGTTTTTGTAATTGGGCTACCTTATGTATCAAGATTTAATGAAACATGGAAGTCCTTAGTGTCTCGGACGGTAGAACAGTACTACTGGTCCGAACTTATGAGCAATGCCGACAGGAAGCAGGACAGAAGGGCTACCGATGTTTGAAGCAAGACGGAACTCAACTTGAAGTAAACCCACAGATATGGAAGTCATTTCAGACAGTGCTTGCTTTCTTGCAAGCGGAAGGATTCCAGATCACCTGGAGAGAAGCAGCTTGGATAGGGTACATCAAGTATGTATTCCAAGCGTTGGCTCCTTCGGTTCCTCAACCTGGACAGTTGAAGAACAAGCTTTTGGTTAAGAAGTTCATTTCTAATTCAGGTGACTTCGAAGCAGCAGAGCCGGTAAGGACAGTAGAAGAGCTCAGCCTGCTTTACCAGAGAGTGATTAGGAAAGAGCTGCGAGACGATCTTTACGTCCAGGCCCTCCTTGGAATTCGACAGATCTAATGCCTGTCCCGAAAGAGAGACGAGATGCTTTCTTTATTACTGAAGCAACTGCAGTAATAGAGAAATACTCGATCAAGACACGCAGCAGAGGGAAGTATCTTGATGCACAGAGATTTGGACATCTCATGTGTAGGATCTTAATCAAGATCTACAATTCAGATATTAGCCTAGATGCTGAAATCTGCTTTCGAGATTGGGCTATAGAGAACAGAATCACTTGCAGTATGATCCTTAGTGCTGAGATGGATGGCGAGAGCAAGATCAAGCAGCCATATCAGTTCCGAGTCAATAGAGTTCACGAACAACTGTCGTTCGGTAAGTACTTCACTTTGTTAGAAGGACTGCTTGAACCCGACCGACAACCCTTAACCAGGAGAACACCTGTACGGTGGCTCCCTAAACTAAAGAACCATTAGATGCCTGACAAAGTACTAAGCTGGGTTTGCGACTGTCTTAACTACGCTGAGGGCACTCGTAGCAGGACAGTCAAAGAGAACACGTTGAGAGGGTTCAAGTCTCATCCAGAAGGTGAGATCATTGTGAAAGAACTCTTGTCAGTAGCGTTGGACTGGTTTCGCCACTTCGGTGTAGCCACACTGCCAAAGATCGAAAGTTCTCTATGCCGAGGAGAGAACGAGTTCAAGCATTTTGTAGAGCTAGTAGCCAAAATGGAAGAAGGGCACTTTGGCAGAGATGTTGACTTCGTCATGGGTGTCCTCCACGGCTTTACTGAGAACGAAGCAAAGTGGCTTCGGCGCTGCCTGCAGAAAGATCTCAAGGCAGGCATTGGAGACACCACTGTCAACAAGGTGTGGCCTGGGCATATCAAGATCTTCGAGTGCATGCTAGCTGAGACTCTAGAAGATCCTAGCAAGCTCGGCTTTCCAGTTATTGCAGAACCAAAGATTGACGGCATACGTGCTCTATGCTTTATCAAGTCTGATGAGAGAGGTGAGTCGGCTACGTTCTGTTCTCGTGGTGGTACAGAGCTTTTTAACCTCAACCACATTAGCACAAATCTCTTAGTGGAACTCAACGCAGCTGGAGCGCAGTTATCTCAAGGGTGGGTTCTAGACGGCGAGCTCTACTACCAGTCGTTGCAAAAGACACTGAGCATTACTCGTAGTTCAGTTGCTGAGATCGCTCAGGAAGAAGTCAAGAAGGTTAACTACTTTGTGTTTGACATTCTGCCGCTAAGCGAATGGCAGAGTAAGAACTTTACCACTCTTCAGAACACTAGGACAGACTGGATTCGACAGTGTTCTGCTTTCAAGAACGATAAGAAGTCGGCAAGTCCTATCAAGAGCTTAGACTCAAGACGACTCAAGACTGTGGCTGAGCTCAATGCTTTCTATGAAGAAGTACTTCACGAAGGCTACGAAGGACTGATGATCAAATCACAATACGCAGTGTACACTCTTGGCAGGAGTGTAGGCTGGCTGAAGTACAAGCCTTATGAAGTTGAAGAATTCAAGGTAGTAGGTTGGTATCCTGGGCAAGGTCGCCTTACTGGCAGCTTGGGTGGTTTCACTATTGAAACTGCTGACGGAGTTACTTGTGACGTAGGTGGAGGCATGACAGATGAACAACGAGATTTAATGTTCATACATAGAGATACCATGCCGGGTAGGATCATCAAAGTGAAATTCAAGAACAAGACAGAAGACAAGAAGCTTCGCGAACCGGTCTTCTTAGAACTTATCAGCTAATATGGAATCTTCGTTCGACCAGCACTTCCAGAAGAATTTCATATGTCACCTACTCAGAGATTCAGACTTCTTACTCAATGTCTTGAATGAGCTAGACGACAAGATCTTTACAACAGACAGTTGGAAAAGGATTGTCAAGCTCTGTATAGACTTTGGTCGGGAACATAAGGCAGCTCCCGACACTCTGATCTTTAGGGTTCTAGACGATCTACACAGCAAGGGACTTATCCCAGAGTCCTTGCATAAGGTTCTAAGTAAAGAGATAGACGAGTTCTTCTCTTTGGCTTTACAGAACCGTGGCTATCTACTTCAGCAGTATAGCACATTTCTGCGACAGCAGAAAGCTAAATCGCTGATGGTTCCCTTCATGGAGTCGGTGAAGAAAGGGAACTTCTCAGATGCTGAAAATATGATGAAGGAGCTGTTTCAATACAGACCTTCAAGAGAAGCAAACTTAGGCAGACGATTAACTGCTGATCCAAGCGAAAGAATCATTCGGCGTAGGCAAGAGGATGTAGACAGGTTCTGGACTCTTATCCCTGAGATAGATTCTAGGATTGATGGACTTCGCCCTGGTGAACTTGGAGTGTGGCAGTCGCAGAGATCGTCGTCAGGTAAGTCAGCAGCACTGCAGTTCTTGGTTAGATCGTTTACTTTCCAAAGTAAGAGAACTCTAATCTTCACTACTGAAATGAGTGAAGAGGCGTATGAAGATCGTCTGGACATGTGTATTGCTGGTCTTACCAAGAAGGCATTGACCAATAGAAATCAGATCTTTGAGAAGCTGTTCAGTATGTTTAAGTTAGGTGGAGACATCTGGATCAAAGCAGTCCTACCTCACTTAACAAAGATCTCGGACTTGAGAAACTACACAGCCATGATCAAGAATGTTCATGGCTTTGTACCTGAGGCAATCATACTAGACTACGCTGACGAAATCGCACCAGAAGAGAACTCTCTTAAAGCAGACTTACATGCAGCAGGTAGAGATGTCTATGGCAACTTCGTCGCTTGGCTGAAAGAGGATCAGCTAGTAGGGTGGACTGGTCTACAAAGCGGTAGAGGTGCTGGAGAAGAATTAGTTGCTGACCAACACCATACTGGCGGTAGTATAGCTAAGGCACAGATTGCTGATCTGATTATCAGCATCAACCGCACAAGAGAAGAAGAAGAGAAGGGGTTGACTAGACTGTTCGTTGCCAAGGCCAGAGAAGCCAAAGCAAGATATTCAGTCTGCATCCAATCTGACTTTAGCAAGATGGCATTCTGGACCAGAGGTGAGTGATGTTCGATTCTGACAAAGTAAGAGACAAGATCGAAGATCTAGCAGAGCGGGGCTGGTCTGTCCAACTGCATGAATACCTAGAGTTAAGGTTGAACGGTCATGAACGGCAGTTCCTACTTCCACACCTCAGCCTAGAGTGCCTTGTGCACGTAGTGACTTACTGTTTGTCCAACTGTCAGCCACGCAGCGATACTACTTACGACGGTGCTTTACAGAAGTTCCTTGTGCCAGAACTTTTGAGAAGGTTAGAAGACCGTGACGAAGCTTGATGAAGCTATAGCAAACTTCCCTATCATAACCTGGATTGCAGAACATACTACAGTCTTTGATAAGGGAAGAGTAAACACCTACGCCGACTGCCCAATCTGTGAAGGCAAGAAAACTCTCGGCATAGAACGAGACAAGAAGATCTTCCATTGCTTCCGTTGTAACGAAGGTGGTTACGGAGGAAGCATCTGGAACGGCAAAGCTCATCTAGTAAAGATGATCATGCTGTTAGAAAGAAAGACATTCAGCCAAACTCGAGAAGTAATCTTCAAACTGGCTGGGTATCCAGATGTTATCATCGAGCAAGCTAAAGCTCCTAAAGCGGTCCTGCCTAGTGAAGCTATCTCTCTGGCCACTGCTCATCCTTCAGATCCAGCAATTCAGTATCTGAATAAGAGAGAAGTAGGGCATCTAAAGAACACTAGCTACATCTGCCTCTCTGGGCATTACGCCAATCGCATCATCTTTCCTACTGTCTTCTTAGGAGAGGTAACCGGATTTGAAGCCAAGCAGATCGGCGGTAAGTCTTTGTTCCCAGACTGGATGGATACTTACAGTACAGTATACACCACGCTCAACTTCAACCCTGCAATAGGGCTTGCAGTAGTTACAGAAAGTATCATAGATGCTGAAACTCTTAACTACAACGGTATAGGACTCTTCGGCGGTTTCAAAGAGGGGCAGTTAGAGTGTCTGCTCAAACTCAGAGACAAGGGAGTCAAGAAGCTTGTCTGGATGATGGACTGGGATGCTTGGTATAAACAAGCTAAAGCGATCCTCGCTAAGACAATGAATCTCTTCGACAACTATGTAGTTAACTTCCCCAAAGATGAGGATCCTAACTCTCTCGGGACAGTAGAGTGTTATCACCTTCTTGGCTCAGCAAGGAAGATCTCTGACGAATTTGACTTGGTAAAGGCCTCTCTTGACTTCGGAAGAATTCTTTAAGTTGGAGAAAGATTTCTAAGAATTTTTCAAAGATACAAGATATTGCCATTGTCATATTGTGGGTGATTGCGTATAATTGTGGGAGCAGGGGGGCAATTTTTCGAGCGAAAGGAAATCATGACAGACGATGAAAGAGCAGCAAAGGTTATCTCTTGCGTGTGGGCACTTGTAGTGCTCGCAGGTAAGGCCATCAAAGGTTCTTTGTCAGAACCTGAGGTAAGAGCAACCTTTATGGATGCGGATGCTTTGGCTCCGCTGATTGAATCCAGAATCCAAGGGCTGACCAAACGTGACTAAACTCCTGATAGACGGAAACCATCTTACCGGAAGGTGCCGAGCCACCTTAGGTGACATGATGACGTCTAAGGGAGAGCTTAGCGGTGTAGTCTATGGATTCATCAAAGGTTTGTTCTGGGTGCAGAGTGAAGTTCGAGTAGAAACAGATAATACTGTAATCTGTTGGGACTACGGACGAAGCGAAGTCCGAATGAATCTGTATCCAGACTACAAAGGAAACCGTGCAGCAAAGACTCCTGAAGCAGAACTTCAGTACGAGTCTTACCTCCACCAACTAAACTCGTTGAACTTGGGTCTTGAGCACCTTGGCTGTAAGCAAGTCAGAGTCAAGGGTATCGAGGCAGACGATCTGATTGGAATCTTCAGCGCCTTTTATAGGGAGACCATGCATGAAAATGTAGTCATCTACAGCGGCGACCATGATATGCACCAACTAGTTCGCTCAGGTTCTGGTGCGTGGGTTAGGGTGTTTGATGCGAAGAAGCGATACCTAGATGAGGAAACAGTCCTCAAGAACTGGGATGTTCCTTCTATTGCTCACATACCCTACTACAAAGCGCTAGTTGGTGACAACTCCGACAACATAGACGGAGTAGATCGTATAGGAGACAAGACTGCAGTAAAGATCTTAAAGTACTTGCTTATCAGTGCTGACGGTCAACTGACCTGGTCTCCGACTCAAGATAAATCAGCTCTGAAGTGGATTGGTGAGTTTAACAAGAACTGGGGAATCATCCACAGGAATGTTAGACTCATGAAGATCCCAAGGTCGTGGGAAGAAAGTCTCTATTCCAAAGAGCAGGCGTTATCTGCTCTGGAGCAACTTTCTAGCAGAGGGAGGAAGCCTGACGATCTCCAGCTGATGCAGTTCTTCAAGCGTTGGGAACTAAACTCCTTGGTAGAATCGTATAAAGGCTTTTAACATGAGTCAGAAAGTAAATTGCACGTTCGGTCTAGACATCGACTTCATCAAGCCGGTCGACGCATTAGCTGCTCGAACCCGGAGAACCAAGGCTTCTCTGTGGCGTGAAGCTATCGAAGATCTGCTGATGAAGCATGGCCAGCCGTTCAGCATGCCCAAACAGGACAATCAGGATGACATCCTTTCAGCAGGATTCCAGCCAGCCCCGGCTGTGCCACTCGAACCAAGACCTATCCCAGTCCCGATCAGCGGACCAGTGCCAACCCCAGGAGCCCCTCCAACACAGCTTGGACCAACTCCAGTCTTTACTCCTCCCCCGCCCCCAACCTCTGTTCCGCCCGCCTACGTGGCAGGAACAAATGGTCCAGCTGCTGGCGGAAGGTGAGTTCGACGGCTACTTAATCCATGCCGTGAACAAACTTCGTCCTAAGCTTCCTCTGCCTTTACCAGACTTTAACGATCTGTTACAACAGACTAGAGTCTGGGCACTGGAAGCCATTGATATGTTTGTTCAGGCGGACGCCGAGTTCACCACCTTTCTGTTCAAGCACTTGAACATCAGAAGCATGCAGTGGTTTAACTACTGCTGGATGCCCTGTAATCAACCATCTAACAGATGGGTACTAGCCTTCTCTTTGCTGGAAGGCGAAGATGGATCTAACTTTGATCCTTCTAAGATGGTAGGGAAGCCAGATCTGAGCGTGACTCTGGTGAGGTGTCTGAAAGAGCTTCGTCCTTACAACAAGGACTTGTTCTCTTACTTCGTTGAGTTCATTGAGTATGAAGAGAAGTGGGAGAAGAAACCAAAGCTCTTACAGGCATTCAGGATGCCGCCACCCGCGACTAATGTAGCCCTTGTCACAGGACTACAGATATCACGAGTGGAAGATTTCATTAACGACCTAGAGCGAGTAGGTCTCAACTTGGCAGAAATGCTGTAATGGCAGTTCCCGTTAGCACTCCGCCCTGTTATGGTATCCTGTACGATATCAGAACAGAAGCTTGTCAAGCCTGTCTAGTAAACTGTGATTGCAAGGAAGCACTGAAGAGACCAAAAGCAGCAGTCGGAGAAGATCCAAACATAGACGATCTTAACGATGATAAGAAGCTGCTGATTCTTGCTGTATGTCAGAAATATGGAATACCGACACAGTATTTCTCAAAGACAGACAAGACGATGATCCAGGCAACTCCAGAGAACAAAGTGCAGTTCCACAATCTAGACTTCTTGCTCTGTAACATAACAGCGCTGAAGGTCTTGTTGTCGGCTGAGCTAGTTCAAGACAGGCAGGAATAAATGCTCTGCACGAAGCGACTTGAGTTTGACGCTGGTCACCGAGTCCTTGGGCATGGAGGTAAGTGTAGACACCTGCATGGTCATCGCTATGCCGCAGAGATTACTGTGTACGCAGAAGAGACCAACAAGCTCGGCTTCGTGGTGGACTTCGGTTGCATCAAGGAAGCTGTAGGCGAGTGGATTGACGACAACTGGGATCACAACTTTCTCTGCAATGCTGACGATCCTTTACTACATGTCTTGGATCACTCTGAGCTAGAGTTTGAAGTGACTGGAGGACGTAAACCGTTTGTTATGCCGGGCAAGCAGAACCCGTCGGCAGAAAATCTTGCTCGCTTTCTGCTCTTCAAAGCAACAGAGCTCTTGGAAGATGCCTACCACGTAAGAGTTGTCAAAGTAAGGCTTTATGAAACACCAACCTGCTGGTCAGACTTCCGAAATCCCTACTTCCACCCCAGCGAGTAAGCTACTCAAAGTGGTGGCGATCTTTCGTACACTTGATGGTGAGTGTACACTCAACGGTCCTCTTCAGTTCTCTACGTTCATTCGCCTCGGCGGGTGCAATCTGAGATGTTGGAAGAGCACTGGGTTCTGTGATGCTCCTGCTACTTTGGATATGAGCTTTCCATATCCTGAGATGACAGTAGAGCAGATCATTACAAAGGTAGAACAGCTGAAAGTCAAGAGAGTGACCATAACTGGAGGAGAACCTCTGCTCCAGAAGCCTTTGCTCTTAGATCTCTGCTATGCCTTGAAAGAGTTAGGCATCAAGATCCATCTAGAGACAAGCGGGTCAATAGCGTTGCTCTCTACTGAGCTGTACGCTTTTGACTGTGTAATCATGGATCTGAAACCTCCGTCCACTGAGATGGAGAAGATGAACAAGTTCAGCATGATACCAATGCTGCGGACTCACGATTACATCAAGTTTGTGCTTAGTGACAGGGCTGACTTCACTTGGGCTTTGTCTGTACTGAAGAAGTACAACCACAGATGTCATGTAGCAATGGGACCACGCTTCGGCTATCTCACTGGAGCAGAGATCGTTAAGTGGTTAGCAGAAGCTGAACAGTTCCAGATACAACTCAACCTTCAACTTCACAAGTACATCTGGCCTCATGATGAACCTTACTTTAAGGATCTGAAGCAAGTTGACTTCAACAAGTTTGTGGCTCTGGAGAAATAAGCATGGACAAGCACATTAAAGTGATTTACGTCTCTGTCTCAGGCTCCAGAGCAGACGCTCTCAAACAGTTGCAAGACAAGATCAACGATTATACTGAGAAGCCAAAGACCGACTTCAACACTGGCTGGAGGTTTCACAGCCAGAACTTGGTGCACTTGCAAACCAACATCGGCATTGAAATCTACGGCCTCTTGTTCTTTGAAGAATCACGATGATCCATTTGCATCAGAGACCAGCAGCAATTGCTTTTACCGGTGGAATTGACAGCACGGTTCTAGCCTACTGGCTGTGCGCTGAGAATGACAAGCTCGAGTTAGAGTTTTCACCCACACCAGAACCTCCTGGGTATAAGACCAAGCTGACTCTTCTGTGCTGCAACTATGGACAGAAGACCTGGAATAGGACTCTTGATCTTGCCAATGAACATGCGATGATCTTGTCGCATAAGTATCCTAAGCTTCATGTTGAAGCTCAGCCCATCCGAGTGGTCCTCCCTGATTGGACTACCGGTGGTGGATTGTTCCAAGAGAATTATGTTCCACCGAAGCAAGACGAGACAGTAGACCATCATGAAGAAGTTCGGCGGTATGATTACTGCTACGTGGATGGTCTGAACGTCATCATGTACTCTTGGATGATGGCATGGTGCTCAAAACAGGAGGTCAGCTACTTGTTGACAGGCCATCAGTTTGAAGTGAACGAGTGGGATCATTTCGACGGGTACAAGTACAGAACTGATGACTCAACTCCATTCTTTACTGAACGAATGAATTTGATGAATGAGCTTGGATTCTCCTATAGAACTAGGATTGAGTCGCCGTTCATCAGTATGAGACTAAGCAAGTACAACATCTGCAACCTAGGTGTTCAGCTAGATGTTGATCTAGGAAAGAAGACTTTCTCTTGTCAGTTTAGTCCCTCCTGCCAAAAGTGTGATAACTGCATTATTCGCCGCAAGGCGTTTGCGATGCTGAATATCAAGGATGAATATGTTTAGAAACATACTCGACCAACTCGACGCTGAGTATCGCTTTGCTATTGCTGAAGGTTCCAAAGTAGGACCTTTGAAGCAGAGCATAGTGTTAGACACTTATGGTAACGACACTCCTAGTCGGTACGCTAACACCATGTCTGCGGTGCTCAGCACTGGAGAGTTCGGGTCTAAGACAATTGTAGTAGATGAGATCACTAGAAAGATGACGTCTAGGACTCTTCTGTTCAACAGTCTTGGCGACCCAATAGCGAACATGTGTTCAGCACATCTGACTAGAATCAGATGTGGGTTCATGGCAGCTTTGTGCTGTAGGTACTACTACCAACAGCATCAACTTCCACCCAAGGTAGCGATACTTGGCTTCGGTAGGATCGGCAAGACAGTACTGGACGTCTTGGCTAAAGTTCTAGACGACACAGCTACAGACTGGATGTTCAAAGAGTCAAGAGAGGCTCCTCTCGTCTATCTAGATGAGAAGCGAACTCCAGCTGACCTATCAGATGCGGATCTAGTGATCACTTGCACATCTGAATGGGACAAGGCTGCCAGAATTAGTTCTAACACTTTCAAACACAAGAGTTTAGTTGTCTCTTTCGATCTAGGATACTTTCTAGATCGGTCGTTTAGACAGAATGAACAAAACAACTTTTCTGACTGTCCTTCGCACGTGAGGCACAACTTCCACGAAGAGTTTCCTTGGGATTGGGAAGACAGCGACGGCGAACTTGCGGCACCTACTTTTGCTCCTCTCTTTGAGCTTACCACACATGACGCTGGAATAGCTGTAGCGTACATCTATGGCATGGCTTTCTCGGATTTAATAATGTCACTACACTCCCACGACCTCATTCCCTACTTCGCCAGCCATGACCTCTAATCACCCTAACCCATTCGTCCAGACCTGTATCAACATAGCTCGAAATGGATGTCAGAAGCAAGGAGCAGCAGGAGTTGCAGTTCCTTACTACAATCCTAAGCTCCAAGAGCTAGGCCGTTTTCTACTAACTCGTTCTGGCTGTCCTCAAGATTCTTGCCAGAACATCTGCGGTCCTCATAGCTACAAGAGTATAGCACTATGCTTCGGTGCTGGGATTGATAGCTACTGCGCTTTAATTTTAGCATTGCAACTAGAACACAATCCCATTCACGTAGTGCATGTCCACTACGGTCAGCCCTACTATGACGAAGAACAGTTTGTAGTAAACAGAATCTTTTCAGCCTACCCTTCGGCGATGAAGCAAGACCTAAACCGCTTTCCTGGCTGGCAGAACAGACTCAAACTAGAAGACGGCGGCAATGATTCCAACGAAGGTTTCTACGCAGACATTGGCCTAGTCAATGAAGGTCTCGACTGGGAGAACTATATCATCCCAGCAAGAAACTTAGTGCTTGCGGCAATTGCCTCCCAGTACTCTAATCATGTTTGGGTTGTTGCCAACAGCAGAGCTAATGAAGCAGTAGGCACTCCAGACAAGACGAAGCACTTCTTCCAGACTACTGTAGAGATCATGACGCAGTTTTATGGAAGCAAGTACATCTTCGGTTCGCCATTTAGTACACAATCAAAGCTTAGGGTAGTGCAAAACTACCTCCAAGCTGGTGGCTCTATAGAAGCTCTCAAAGAGACTGTTTCTTGTTATTCGCCATCAAAGGGAGATATAATTCATTGTGGTAAGTGTTATGCTTGCTACAAAAGATTCAAGCTCTTCCAGGCTCTGAACGTGGAACATAACTTTGTGGTACATCCACAAAGTGCTCCAAACTGGAATGCTTACGAAGCAAGAGAAGCGAAAAAACATGGAGTTTAAGACTTAAGAAATGAACCTCTATCTCGCTTGCAGCGGTATGATGTTTCATACCTACAGGGATGATTTATTCCCTCGCTTCTGTGTGCCTGAGCCTAGGTTTGCTGAACTGCGCTCCTACTTCGAGAACAACATTCGGACGTTCAACGGCCATACTCTGCCTAAGTTTGGCAATCCGTTCTTCATAGACTCAGGAGCCTTTTCTGCTTATATGCAGAAGATTCCTATCTCTTTTGAAGAGTACTCTAGCTTCCTCCTGGCTTACGGAGATCAAGCAGATCTGTACTGCGGTCTTGATGCTATCCCAGAGGGACCAACTAAGGAAGCTAAGAAGAAGTCTGCCGAAGAGACGTGGCAGAACCAACTCAAGATGGAAGCAATGGGACTCAAGCCTGTTCCTGTGTTTCACTCTGGTGAACCCTGGCAGTACCTAGAGAGATACATTGATAGGAATGAATACATCTGCATTGGTGGTTTGGTCAACACACCAGATGTAGTAGATGGGTTCTTACACACTTGCTGGAGTAAGTACCTTACAGACAGCAAGGGTGATCCAATTCGCAAGGTGCACGGCTTCGGTATGACCACGCTGAAGCACTTGGTTGCGTACCCTTGGGCTAGTGTTGACAGTTCAACTTGGCTTGTACACTCCAAGTATGGAATCATTTCTGTACCTCCAAAGAAACCGGACGGTGCTGGCTTCGACTACAGAAAGAAGCCTATCCTTCTGTCAGTGTCAGACGAAAGCTCTTTCAAGACAGAAGAAGGAAAGCACATTGACAACCTAACTCCTATCCAGAAAGATGCGGTAGCAGAGTTCGTTGAACAGTTTGGTCTCACAATGTGGGATCTCAGAAGAGAGCCAGTGCCGAGAATGATTATCAACTTCGAGTATTGGCTCAATGTGGAAAAGGCGTGCAGCGATTACTTGAGAAAGCCTGAGCAATATGAAATCTTCTAGCGCCCCGGGAAAGAAACGAACTACCCTTGCTAGCCAGACCAAACACATCATTAAGCTCTTGATGCTCTGGCCTGACTGCCCTACGTTCTCTATTGAGCAGTACGTAGAAGATACGCTCAAGACGACTTGCAGCAGAGTCTGTATCCAAGATGCTAAGCTCGCTCTGGGAATCAAAGAGCCGGCTTACACTCCAAAGACAATGGAGAAGAGAATCTTCGTTGGCAGAATTACGATGGTCATCGTCAAAGACTATCCTGCCCTTACTGAACGAGAGATCATTAGCCGAGTTGGCCGCTACTTGAAAGAAGCGTACAATGAACTCACTAACCATCGTTTGGTTACTGTATGGGTTAAAGAGAAGCTAAGCTGGCTCAAAGATATCAGAAGCCCTCTTGACGATCTAGCTGAGCAAGCACGTTCACAACTCAAAGAGTCCGGCATCTTAGAGAAGGCAAGTAGACAGCTGGAGATCATATGAAAGTCAGAAGAAAGATCGTTATTGAATATGAGACAGATGATCAAGTAAGTCAGGACGACGAAGCCGAGTGTTTCCGTTCTGATCCTACACTTGTTCTAGATTTAATTACCAACAATCGGAAAACCCTAGACCTGAGAGTCGAGCATGTCGAAGTTTGTAATCCAGAAGAGGGAACTGCTGGACGTCCTGGACAGAGTGAGGTCGACCGTCAGTAACTCTGGACTGGTGCAGATCCTTCAATGCTTCTGCTTTCGGAAAGGGTTTGTCTCGACTTTCAATGGGCAGGCAGGAACTATTACTGCCTTAGAACTTGGCGGCATGGACTTCTGTATTGCCGAAGACAAGTTCTATCGGCTGGTCTCTGCAATGCCAGAGACCATCCAACTTAGCCTTGGAGAGAATGGCAAGCTTACTGTTAAGAGCGGCTCTAATAAGACCGACCTTAACACGATTGCCACCAGAGCCTTTCCAGACTTCTTGCCCAAAGAGATCTTGCAGTACTCTTTCGCTCCCAATTTCATTGAGGGACTAAAGAGGGTAGCATTCTCAATCAGCAGTAATGCAACCAAAGCAAACTTGATGGGTGCTGGAGTCAATGGCAGTCACATCTACTCGGCTGACGGGCTAAGGATCTCGCGGTTCAAGATTGCAGCACCTGTGCCCTGTCCCTTGACCATTCCTGCTGATGCAGTGAACCATCTGATCAAGTTGGGCCAGCCAGAACAGTTGTTTCACACCAAGAGTCAGATTGGTGCTTGGTATCCTAACCACAGAACCCACTATGTGGTAGCTTGCATTGCTCATGAGTTCCCTTACGCTGCGGCAGATCACGCCTATCAGAAGATTGCTGGTAACATCGCAGCCGACTTCCCACCAGAGTTTTCTTATGCCCTGCAGAGAGTAGCTTTGCTGTGCGCCGAAGAGAGTTCGGAAGTCCTCATAGAAAACACAAATGACGGCTTGATTATCTCAACTGCTTCTGAAGAGGGAAGTGGTAGAGAAGTTCTAGGCTGGGCTTACAAAGAGCCGTTCAAGTTTGCTGCTAACCCAAAACTTCTAAGACAAGCGTTTGAGAGCAGCAATAAAGTGGATCTAACAAACGTCGTCAAGGGCGATAAGCGAATGCTGCTCTTTAAGAGCGACGATGGTTTTGAACATCTGTTGGCTCTAATGAGCATGAAAGAATAATGCCACAGCTATCTATCTTCAATGTTGTGGATGGACAAGTTCTCGATCAGCGGTGCACAGCATGTGACCTATCTGACAACGTGAACTTAAAAAGCAACTGCATGTCTGGCATTGGGCCTAAGCAAGCCCAGTTGATGTTTGTGGGCAAGGCACCAGGGAATGAGGATGATGGCATAGGCAAGCCGATGACCGGTGCCAATGGCCGGCTCTTCACCGAACTCTTAAGGGAAGCTGGTATCAACTTAGATACAGTGTATATTACCAACTGTGTTAAGTGTGCCACCTATAACAAAGAGCTTAAGACTAAGCACTTCACTGCTTGCAAGAACCATCTTCTCCAAGAGATAAGATCTGTTCAGCCCAAAGCTATTGTCGCTGTAGGAGCTGAAGCTCTTGAGTGGCTAACTGGTGAGACGGGTATCAAGAAGCTTCGCCGACACGGCCTACCATGTACTCTAGATCAACACCTCTTGGTCTTTCCGATTGGTCAGCCTGCACAGCTCTTTCATTCTCAGGGTAGTGCAAAGCAACGTCTCCGAGCAGAGATGATTGATGACTTGCTTTGGCTACGAAAGAGGATGGAAGAAGGAATGCTCACCAGACAGGATGAGCAAGAGACTGACTACAAGACAGCTAAGAATGTAGAAGAAGTCTTAGCCTTCTTGGCTGAGATAGCAGCAACGCCAGAGACCAGCTGGGTCACTTGGGACTTGGAAACTTCTAACAAGGAGTACTCTAAAGGCCAACTCTTTCCTACCAACGAAGGTTGGGTAACCTCAATCGGTTTCTCGCTTCGTCCAGGGCATGGTAGAGCTATACCTCTGTATGCTAAAGGTACGGTAAGTCTTTACTATTGGAAAGAGAAAGAGCTTGCAGTCATTCTGCCTGCTGTTGCTGCAGCTCTAAAGAAGCGAAGAAATGTCTGGCACAATGGCACACAGTTCGATCAGAAGTGGGTCAGCTGGACTTTTCCAGAGTGGGAGAATGAACAGCTTGACATAGCGTTTGACACCATCTATGCTCACTATCTGATTGATCCAAGCCATAAGGAATACCATCGCTTAGAGTCTCTGGCAAGACTCAACACGAAGATGTCTCCTTGGAAGTCTCTGTACAATGCTCAAGATACAGAAAAGCAATGCTACTACCTTTGCAGAGACGTTGATGCCGGCAATAGAATCATAGAGCCTTTGTGGAAGCAGCTGACTGAGAAGCAGCATTGGCTTCTACAGACGTTAGTGATTCCTCTTGGCCATGAACTCTGCAAGATGGAGCAGCACGGAGTCAAAGTAGATAGCGAAGGTCTTGACAACCTAGACAAACTGCTCGGAGAGAAGATTGAAGAGCACAAGAGAGCAGTCAAGACGTTCGACCAGATCAAGGGTTTTAACCTTACTGAAAACAAAGAGTTTAACCCTGACTCAAACAGAGACCTCGCTTTGGCGATGGAGTATTACTTCAAGTTTCCAAAGCTAGAGTCAACAGGAAGTAATGCGTACAGCACTAATGCCAGAGTGCTTGAAGCGTACTCTTATGAGCCGTTTATTCAGCACGTCTTAGCTCTACGCCGGCTTGGCAAACTCCATGGTACCTACTGCAAGGGTATCAAAGAGAGACTCAGAGATGGAATCATTCACACGCAGTACAACATTCCTGGGACAGTGAATGGTCGGCTCTCGTCAGAAGATCCTAACTTACAGAACCTGCCGACTCCCAGAACAGCTGGTCGAGTCCTAGCTGATCCTAATTCAGTCAAGCAACTCTTTAGAGCTAGAGATGGTTACGTTCTGATTGAAGAGGATCAAAGCCAGATCGAACTAAGAGTGCTGGCTTACAAGAGTGGTGATCCAGAGCTGTTGAAAGCGTACCGAGAAGATAAGGACATCCACCGAAGTACGGCAGCAAGAGTCTACAGCATACCAGAAGAACAAGTCAATGCCTTCCAGAGAGATCTAGCCAAGCCTGTCAACTTTGGTATCATCTATGGTAAGACACTTGAGTCCATAGGTGAAGATTTCATTCTAGCATTTACACTTGCTTGGAAAGCAGCAACACAGTTCCATGGCTGGTCTTTAGATCAAGTCAAAGCTGCTGCTCTAAATGGTGCGAGAGAGTTCTGGAATGGGCATAAGATGGCCTACCCTCTCGTCTGGCAATACATGGATCTTCAAGAGAAGATCATTACCCAGCAAGGGTACCAAGAGACAAACTTCGGCAGGCGTAGATACTATGAGTACATCGACGCCGCAGCAATCCGAGAAGCCTACAACTTCCCAATCCAATCAGAAGCTTCTGAGTACACTCTCTTTGGTATAGTGAACACTGCCAAAGCTCTTCGGTCTCTTGGACTGGATGCTTACCCACTACTGACTGTGCATGACAGCATTGTCTTTGAGTGCCGGATAGATCACTTCTGGCAAGTGGTCGATGTGACCAAGTCGATCTTGGAGAGTCAGAAGTATCCCTGGCTAACTGTACCTTTGAAGGTAGACATCAAAGTAGGCTACAACTGGGGTCGCATGAAGAAGGTCAATGCTCTCAAGAGGACTATTGGATGAGCGAGAGAATTACTACCAAGCAAATTGGTAACAGGATCTTAGAGCCTTGGATGTGGATTACAATCATTGTCTCTGCTACAAACTTTGAGAACTTGTTTGCTCTTCGCTGTCATCCTGCCACTGAGCCACACTTTCAGAACCTTGCTTACAAAGCAAGAACTGCTCTTGACAACTCAATTCCAAACAAACTAGAGTGGGGACAATGGCATCTTCCATTGATCTATGAAGAAGACTTGCCACTAATCCCTGAAAACTTCCTACCCAATGTGTCTGCTGGAAGATGTGCAAGAGTCTCTTTTCTTACACATGAAGGTAAGAGAGATTGGGAAGCTGACAAGGAATTGTGTCAGAGGTTGACTTCTGCAGTCCCTTTGCATGCTTCTCCTCTGGAACACCCAGCTCAAGCTGTTAGACCTCCGGTAGGAAGGCACGTTCCGGTAAATGTAGGAGGAGTTCCAATTACTGATTGGGGAAACTTTGATCCAGGCTGGTTGCAGCTCAGGAAGATGTACAACAACGAGAACATCACTAAGAGATTAGTATGAAATACCCAGTCAAGAACCTTCGGTTTGTTCGATGACTCAGTTCCAACAGCTCTTTGATCTCATCGACCTAAAGAAAGCAGGTCGAGTCAATGCTGCCAAGGCGCAGTGGAAAGCCCTACCAGCAGAGTTCAAAACAAAGATAGTAGAGTGGTTGGTAACGATGTTCAACAGCAGAGAGCTAATAGGAACTGCTGTTACTGTTGAACTCCACTCACCTAAGTATGGTACTTTCATGCTCAATGATGAGATCGTGAAAGGAATGAAAGAGATCTTGCCGGAGCTTATTTATGGCTAGCATGGAAGACATCTACAACTGGTATTTGAACTCTTCGCCAGAGGAACTCGAGAATGCTTTCCTGGCTGCAGTTCAGGTAGACGAGCACAAGCTCGATCAGAACCGAGCGAACCATGCTTCTACGTTTGCTTACTGGTCTGTGCTTACTAGCATAGCGCTGACGAAGTACAAGCAGCAAGACCACTTCATCAAGACTCAGGTGTGGCCGGATGCCAAAGAGGCTGCTATAAAGTACCTTGAGTCGCAAGCTTCCAAAGCAACGGTGGACAGGTCAGATAGCCTCGCCTACAAGAACCCCGCCTACATTGCTGCCGTAGCAGCAAAAACCCGTTATGGTCATGTCTTAGACATTTTTAAGAAAGTAGAGAGTGCCCTTTGGCAAAGAAAGGACATGCTGCAAAGTATGTCCACCAGAGCTCGGCGAGAAGAGTATGCTGCTCCTCGACCCGATCCTATGGGCGAGCTAAAGGATCACATCGACACAAGTCTTAGGAACTATAAGCAACCAGATAGAACTGTAGAAGAGTTGGAGTCCATTGCAACCCAAGTATTAGGAACCAAACATGGGCGTTGATGTCAATTACGCAAAAGAAGAACATGAAAGGATGAAGCAGAATCAGTACGCCAAGACTGAATATCTTGAGCTTGCTGAAGGTCCGAACGAACTTCGGATCCTGCCGCCTTTCGGAGCGTCGCCAACTGCTTGGCGGAAGTTCAAGAAGTGCTTCGGTGTGGGACCGAACGGAAAGGCGTGCACGCCGAGGATGGATGCTACTTGTCCACTCAAGATTGAGTTGGACAGACTGCACGCTCTTGGCGACAAGATCAGCTTGGAAAGAGCTGATGCAATGACGGTGAAGAACCGGATTGCCTTCATGGTGGTGACAAGACCGCCTCATGCTCAGGCCGGCAAAGGTCCGTTGGTCTTCGACACGAATGTCAATGTCTACCGCGACATCTTGGCGATCATTGCCTCGCCTGACTATGGTGACATTACTGACATCCACAAGGGTGTTGACATTACTATCACCTACACACCAAAGACCAAAACTGCGGATCATTACCCAGACTGGAGTGTGCTGGCAAAGCGTCACTCAACTCCTCTAGGCACTCCAGAAGAGATTGCTGCCTGGACCAGCGAGGATCAGTTCAAGAAGTACGGTGTAGGTGAAACTTCTGAAGATGCCTACATCAAGGCATGCTTGGAAGGAACCGAAGAAGCGTACCTTGAAGGTCTGCGAAAGCCAGCGGCAGGAGCTCCAGCAGGACAAGCTCCCGCCCAGACTCAGGCTCCGCCAATGCCTGGATCAGTTCAGGTCGAGGTGCTCGAGACAGTTACGTATCCGATGAATATGGAAGCTCTGTGGATATTCGATCCACGGAACAGCCAGCAGGTGCAGATGAAGGTGAAGGAAGCGGCTGAGCTCTTCAAACAGGGCTTGGCAATTCAGTGCTGTACTTTGGACGGCACGAGCGGGTGGAAGAAGCCAGAAGACTTTGGCTTCAAGATCGAGAGAAAGGCTGCTCCTCCTGTTGCACCTCCAGCGCCGGTCGCTCCGCCTCCTCCTGCACCTCCAGCCCCACCGCCTCCTGTTGCAGCTCCTGCACCACCGCCGGCACCTACCCCACCTGCTCCACCCACGCCTCCTCCAGCACCTGTGCCGGATCGGAACTTCTGGGTGTACAACAACAATACTTCGGTCAAGATGACTGAAACCCAACTCAAGCAGTTGGTAGCTTCAGGCTTCTCTGGACCGACTATGTTAGATGGTGAGACAGCATGGAAGACACCTGCGGACTATTTCAAGCCAGCAGGACCGCCCATGCCACAATCACCGGGCCCACCCTTTAGCCCGCCGGCTCAGTCTGGTATGAAGCCAGAAGACATTGAGCTCCAACGGCAGATCGAAGCGCTTCGCCAAGCTTCAGCAAACGGTGGAAACTCTCAAGTCGCCCAAGATTTGCAGGCCCAGTTGCGTTAAAATGGGTCGATTTTGACTCGGCTGAGCCCAGTTTAAACCCTGGACCAGCCGAGTTTTTTCATATACGGGTGTCCCAATACCCTAAATTTGAAAAACAGAATGTTCGGGGCGTCGGGCTAAGTAAGGCAGTGCCTTCGAGATGCCGATCCAAGGGTGAAGTAGATCACTCTGAGAGCTTAGCCCGGCCTTTTTGAACTCAAGTGACTTTCAAAGAAGGAGATAGAATATTTCATAAGAACAGATCTGGCTTTGTCTTTAAGGTCAGAAGAGACAGGCTACTAGTAGTTTGGGATAGTCAACCTGATGTAGTAGCTTCTGTTCCTCTATCTTTCAAGCTTTGGAAAGTCAAAGATGGCAATCGCAGATCTGCAGAAGGCTCTGGACAACGCACTCCGAAAAGCGAGTGATCCAGTCTGGCATACAGACGTCTTACGATCAGGAATTCCTTCAGTAGATCATGCTCTTGGTGGCGGTTCAGGTGGTGGTGTAGGGTATGGTCGCATTACAGAAATTGTAGGCAACTGGTCTTCTGGAAAGACTATGTTGCTCTACTATCTTTTGATAGAGAACCAAAAGCGAGGCGGCATCTCTATCTTAGCCGAAGCAGAAGGTGCTTTCCATCCAGACTTCTTTCGAGCTCTGGGTGGAGATCCAGACAAACTATGGCTGTTCGCGACAGAGACTGTAGAGCAGTGTGGAGAGATGATATTCCAAGTGTGTCAGACAAAGGAGAAAAGTAAAGACAGTGTTCCCTATGCCATAGGATGGGATAGCATCGCCGCGACGAGCACAAAGCATCGGCAAGAAGCTGACATGGATACTAGGGACATGAGCAAAGCCAATGCCATGAACGAGGCGGTAATGAAGATTCGAGACATCTTGAACCGCACTCGCATTGCTGTCATCTCTACCAATCAGACCAGAGAGAAGATTGGTTCAAATGATTCTGAAGTTCACACTCCTGGTGGTAAGGCATGGCCGTTTATCGCCAGTACGAGAATCCATCTAATGTTCGAGGGAGGCTCTAAGACTTCTCTCATTACCGATGACTCAGGCACTGAAATCGGCAGATGGGTAGTAGGCAGGATCATCAAGAATAAACTTGCTCCTCCTTTCGGCACGTTCAACTTGCCCATCTTTGTGCAGAATGGGTATGCTCATCCAGAAGGCTACGGCTACAGCACCAAAATAGGTATTGATAGTTATTGTGCTTTGTTCTATGGATACTTAAGAGGAAAGATCAAGTCTCCGAGCAAAGAGCAGATTCTTACTACCAGCGGTACTTGGTACACTGTAGATCCAAACATGTGTTCAATTCGCAAGTTCATAAAGAAAGATTGGGTGAATATTGTAACAGAGAATCCTTGGCTCTGGACTTATCCTTACGACGGAAAGTACCCTCTTATGCCGGTGACCAATGCTCAGCAAAGCAATCCTGCTACAAGCACTGAAACGCAATCTAGTGTCAGTGCTAACGGAACAGGAAATGGAGATGCTAGCCAACCAAGTGGTGGTTGATTACTTCAACGCTCTTGGACACAGTACTCCTGAGATCTCTCAATTCTACATGGGTGTAGAAGTCTTAGGCGCTCGGATAGAATCGGGTAGGGAACTCAAAGTAAGAATGTCTAAAGCTACATCTGGTAGGATCCTAGCTGAGATGGACGGCTTTGACGGGTTCTCAGTAGACAAGACTCACCCTCTTCATTCAGCTTTGTTAAGCCTAGCCAAGAAGCTTTCTCAGGAGTAGTTATGAACATCTATGTCAACGGCCTGTTCTTTTCTGCTGATGAGCAACAAATCTTGTTCGTTAGGAAAACACATCCAGATTGGCAGAGAGGAAAGCTTAATGGTGTTGGAGGACATGTTGAGCCTGGAGAAAGACCAATTCAAGCTATGTGCAGAGAGTTTGAAGAAGAGACTGGATATGCACAGTACGCTTGGACACCTTTTGCCGTAGTAAAAGGAACAGATTGGCTCTGCACGTTCTTCAGAGCTTCTCATGGAACAAGTCTGCTCTCTATAAACTTTAGAGACGACCTAGAAGAGAAGTGTGAGATCAAGCACATAAAGCACTTGCCAGTAGCTGAGATGATTCCAAATCTGAATTGGCTGATACCTATGGCACATCCAAGAAGTCAGCACGACTGGCCTTATCACATTGAAGAAAATGGCCCCACGGAGAAATTCTAATGGCAGTTCAGCAAACCTATGAACAAGAGCTAGTAAGAGTAGTCGTACTCATGGACTCTGGCGGTTTTGCTCTTGCTGTCATGCCAAGAGGTGCCGCGAAAGTAATTGTAGAGAAATTCACCAGACAAGAGCTCGTAGGAATTGTGCACTCCCCTGAGATGACCTTTGCAGTAAAAGCGGACAGAATAGAAGGGCTCTACTTTATGGAGATCAGGAAGGATCCTGCCGAGCGAATGGCTGAAGCAGTAGAGAGACAAATCAGCGAAGGAGAAGAGTGGCGAGGTTTGCAATAGATGAGCAAACAACTCTTTTTCTCAGACCTCCACTGTCATAACCATGAGCAGTTCAGCCACCGCTTAGCGAGCGGTAGGAACTCTCGACTGCAAGACTGCATCAACATAGTTTTGCAAGCTGCTGAACTAGTGGAAAAAGAAAACATTTCCACAGTCTACTTCCTAGGCGATACATTTCACGCTAGGACAAAGGTAGATATAGATGTACTGACAGGCGCAGTTTTTGCCTTTCGTACTTTGTCGAGCAAACTCCCATCTGGCGGATTGGTTATGTTAGTTGGGAACCATGACCAATACAGCAAAGTAGGAGATGTCTACAGTACGGACATCTTTAGAGAGTTTGCAACAGTGGTGGACAAGCCCTCTATCATCCAGAGAGAAGGGTCGGTAGCTCTTTACCCTTACACGACAGACATTGAAGGCATGAAGGGTTGGCTTCAAGCTATGCCCAAAGTGGACCTACTCTTATTCCATCAGGGAGTGAGTGAAGCTGCAGTAGGTCCTTATGACATGCATGTTAAGACAGAGCTGTCAATTCAAGACATTCCGTTTGATAAGTGCCGTTATGCAATAGCTGGTGATTACCACAAACGGCAGTTCTTGGCAGGCGGTAAGTTCCATTATGTCGGGTCTCCACTTCAACTTTCTTTCGGAGAGCGGGATGAGCCAAAGTGCTTTACTATCATCGACGAAGGATGGAATATCAAAGAGCTACGAACTACAGCTCCGTGCTTCCACACGTTTACCTCTGTGGAAGTGGCAAAAGAAGCAATTGCCTGGAAAACCTGCGACCCGGAAAAGGATTTTCTCAGAGTCATCAGCAAATCAAAAGCAGATCTCGAAGCCTTAAAGGTGTATTACCCGCGAATTCAGGTGGTTTTTGAAGCAGATGATACCAAGGCACCGCCTAGAATTAGTAATTCCCAAGTAGGAAATGATAAACGGCTTTTAGAGACCTATGTAGAGAACAATCCTTCGGTGATTCCAGCTGATGACCTTTTACTCGAAGGTCTAACTCTTTTGGGAGAAGAGTAATGGAAGCTAGAACGTACACCAGCAACACTGCTAAGTTGCTCAAGCATTTGCCGATGCTGACAGAGCTCCAACAGTCTGGAGATATGTCGCCAGTTATGGTACACATAGCGCCTACTAACATTTGCAACCTAGAGTGTGAGTATTGCTGCTATGGAGGCAGAATCCTTGGACAACATCTTACTCTTGAGCAAGTTCGGCAAGTCTTGATTGACTTTTGGAACCTCGGAACTAGAGCAGTCGAGTGGACAGGTGGTGGAGAACCCACACTTTTCAGAGATCTCGACTCTGCTTGCCAATTGGCCGACAGCAGAAGTATGAAGCAAGGTCTCATCACTAATGCAATAAAGTTCGATTGGTTCCACCGCTTTGATCTTTTGCAGTGGATGAGAGTCTCCTTTCATGGCTTTAATGAAGGCAAGGGAGACCTAATTGCCGCGAACATATGCAAAGCGAAAGAAGCTAATCCAAAGCTGGAGATTAGTGCTGTCTATATTTGGACGAAAGACAGCGATCTAGTATATCCAGTTGTGTCTAGATTTGCTGAAGAAGCACGGATTCCAACTCGGGTCACTCCTGACTTGACTGCTGGTGCAGCAAACATCGACTCGATGATGCTTCATGTAGGAAGAGCTGTAGAAAGGAATCCACACAGCTTTACTTTCCTGTCAGACTTCAATGTAAAGACAGAGAGAAAACACGATCACTGCTACATGCACGCAGTAAAGCCCTTCGTGTTTCCTGATGGCTGGGTTTACCCATGCCCAAGCATAGGACTCACACCAGAGACAGCAAAGAACGTACTGGAAGAATTCAGAGTCTGCAGAATAGAAGATATTGCTGAGTTCTATGGCAAGCCCATGCGGATGAGACACCATGCCTGTTCATTCTGTAAGTATTCAGCGCAGAACGAACTAGTAGACGACATCCTCTTACCAACACAGCACAATGAATTTGCGTGATCAGTATTGCGAGGACTACTACGAGCGAGGCGTAGAGAAGGGTCTTTCCGGGTACCAGAACTATCGTTGGATGCCTGAAAGAGTCTTGCCCTTTGCGAATGAGTTGAAGAAACGTTATCTAGGTAACATTTCACGACCTACTGCTCTTGACTTTGGTTGTGCAAAAGGCTTCTTGGTCAAAGCGTTTAACCTACTTGGTGTCTACGCAGAGGGTTTCGACATCAGTGAGTATGCTATAAACAACAGCAGTCCAGACATTAGAGCTAAGCTCTACTCTGGGAATTTGGCCGATCTGCCTATTATGAACCATCTGGTAGTAGCAAAAGATACTTTGGAACACATTCCCTACGAAGATGTTGCTTCTGTTCTGACAAGTCTAAAAGAAGCGTGTCAGCTTACATGTGTGATCACTGTTCCTCTCGGAGATGGAAAGGTTTATCGAATCCGTGAATATGAGCTTGACAAGACTCATGTTATCAGGGAAGATGAGGAATGGTGGCTCAAAGCCTGCACGGCCGCGGGCTTTGAGATTTTTGATCTAGACTACAAGTTTCCTCATGCTAAGCCTCAATGGTATGACGCTCATCCTTACGGCAACCTCACTCTCGTACTGAAGCCAAAACATGAAAGTTAGTGTAGTCACAGCGTACAACAACTTGGCGGCAATGACCGTTGAGTTTCTAGACAACATGATGGAATTCTGGCCGCGAACCATTATTCCTCATGTTGTTTTAGTTAACGGAGGGTGTCCTATCAAGATCTCTCACCGCTTCATCTCAAAGCGAATAGATCTTAAAGAAAACAGAGGGTTTTGCTTAACTCTCAATGAAGGACTTAAAGAGGTTGCACCAGACAGCGACTACATCTTCTTTGTGGGGAACGATAGTTTTCCGACTAGTAGTAATTGGCTGCTCAACTTGATTGAGCTGAAAGAACGGACTGGAGCATGGATGGTTTGTCCAGCAAACGACAATCCGGGCATGAAGATCCACTGGGCGAAGTACACTCGGAGTCTCGAAGATCACTGGGAAGCCGACTTCTACCCAAGTATTGCTTGGCTAATGCCACAAGACAAGTTCCACAGAATTGGATTCTTAGACAACAGATTTACTGGGACTGGTATGTATGCTGATAATGACTACTGCATGAGAATTCGTCAGCAAAATGGACTCATAGTAGTCAGCAAGAACATACTGCTTCGACACCTGTGCTCAGCAGAAGGTAAGGTGCTGGGCACTCAAAGTAGGGATATGGACGTATGCAAGAAGATCTACGAAGAGAAATGGGGAGTGAAGATGCTGTAACAGACAGAGGTCTGTTCCTATTCTGCATGGTAAACTTCTGCCTAGGCTTCATATTTGGTATGATGGTGCTGAAGCTAGTCTGGCTTCTAATTAAGGTTCTGGCATGAACTTCGACGTCTGTATCTTGACTACTCCACACAAGCGATCCCTTACTGCTGAACTCTTGACTCAGCAGAAGGTGGAGTTCAAGACCTACGTCAACTCTGATTGGCCTACTCCACCGAGCGACGGCTGGGATGCTAGACACAATTCTCTAGAGCCAAAGCAGATCATTGCTTACCGTATCTTTCGAGGACATCAAGAAACAATGGGCTTGATAGAGAAGGACTATGGCCTGATCTTAGAGGATGATGCCGTTCCTCGTGGTGGTTGGCAAGATGCAGTACAAGAAGCAATAGAAGTACTGTGTATCAACCACTATGAGATAGTGCATGTATTCGGTAAGGCCATGAATTGGCTCAATGGGTCGTTCAATTATAAAAACAGAACTTACCTCATACCTGCTAGACATCCAAGCCACGGTATCATCTGGATGAACGGAGCTTGTGCGTATGTTGTTTCAAAGGCCACGGCATCTAAGATACAATTAGACAGATATTTGGGAATTCCTGTAGACTTGCACCTGCCTGAGTTCTACAAGTCGTGCTGTTCAGCAGACGCCTATCAAGCCTTTGAACATAGTTACCAGTATGGAAGCCATTTCCATACGCCAATCAAATGACTCTCAGAAAAGTTATCTCTGGCGGACAGACTGGCGTAGATCAAGGTGCTTTAGTTGCAGCCAGAGCTTGTGGTCTGTTAACCGGAGGATGGGCTCCTCTAGGATTCAGAACTCTTGAAGGATCGTTTCCAGCTCTTGGTACAATCTACGGACTTAAAGAACATTGGTCAGAAGACTATCCACCCAGGACTAAACTCAATGTTGAAGAGTCTGATGGAACACTCAGGCTAGCCAAGACATGGACTTCTGCTGGCGAGATCTGCACTATGAAGGCTATAATTGCAGCAAACAAGCCTTCCCTTAGTCTGCATATTGCAGAAGATGTTCTGATAAATGTAGAACTAGTGGTGAACTTTATTCAGCATCATAAGATAGAATGTCTTAATGTTGCTGGCAATGCAGAGAAGACAGCTCCTGGCATCTTTGACTTCACTTGTGCTTTCTTAGCCAAAGTATTTGAACTGTGCAAATCCAACGCCTAGCTCTGCAAAACTTTCTCAGCTATGAAAATGCTAGCCTCGATCTTGCTGACAGAGGACTCGTTCTCGTTGAAGGTCTTAACAAAGATGCCGGAGGGAGCAATGGAGCCGGAAAGTCAGCTCTATTCGAGGCAATGTGCTTCGGTCTCTTCGGTAGAACTAACCGCTTCGGAGCCAGCAACGCTAAGGTTTGTCGTAATGGCAAGGGCGAGACTGTGGTTTATCACGAGGTGCTGGCAGACTCAGGGAAGCTTTTAGTCTACAGACACCGAGACCACAGCAAGTACGGAAACAAACTTCTTCTCTATGTCAACGGAGCTGACAAGACCAAAGGTTCAGATGCTGAAACCCAAAAAGTGGTGAATGAGTATCTTCAACTGGACTACGAAACTTTCTGTGCAGCAGTCATGTTTCCTCAGTCAGCTGCTGGCTTCTCCTCTCTCAACGATGGTAATCAGAAGTACATACTCGAGTCACTGCTTGGGATGGGGAGATTCGCAGCAGCCCAAGAACGAGCCAAAACTAAGCTTAAAGACATTGAGAAAGCCTATACGGCAGCCAGAACCAGTCTTGCCGAACTCACAAGAGCTGCAGAAGATCTACGCAAAAATCTACAAACGCTACGGACTCAAGAGTTAGATTATGCCAAGACCAAGGAGGCGAAGGTACAGGAGCTTGAAGCAAAATGCTCGGCTCATGAAGAAGCAAAACCATCATATGATCCGAGCTTGGCAGCAGAGTATGAACGGCTCAAAGGCCAAGCGAGCTCGCCTGCGGTGGTACAGGCAAGACAGCTTGCAGAGCATTCGCAGAGAAGAATCAGCGATACAGAAAAAGAAATTGAGCGGCTCAGAGGATCCATTGACACGCTCAATACTGACTTGGCTGGCTACCCGACTGAAACTCCTCCTTATCCAGAACAGGGTATAGATGGTCTGAAGAAAGACTATCAAAGGATTAGCCAGCAGAAAGCTTCTATAGAAGCAGAAATGACTTCAAAGAATGTAGATCTAGCCAGTGCTGACAGTACAATCAGGTCTTTGGACAGTGCTATACTCTGCACTCGATGTGGTCAAGTGCTTACTGCCAAAGCGAAGATGGCAATGCTTGGTGATTCTGGTGTAGTTAGAAATCAGGTCATCATAGACTTACAGAGATTGTCTGCTGCTCTTAAAGAAATCAACTCTAACCACTTAATCGCTGAAGGACTTTACTTCAATGCCGAAAGTTACCAAAAGTGGGAAGAAGGGCAAGAAAAACAGAAGCTTGTTAATAGTAAAGGGAGGGAGATCATCTCCCTTGAGATTAGAGCTAACACTCTCAAAAGCGGGCTTAGCAGCGTTAGAGAAATTCTTGAACGGGCGAGAAGTCAAGAGGCTGAAGCTAACGTTCTCAAAACCAAAATCGACGGACAAGAAAGAGCCATGCGAGAATGGCTCGCCAGAAGAACAGAGCTCCTTACCAGTCTTGAAGAAAAGCAAGCCGAGTCCAGTCCCTACGCAGAGCTTGTCAGAGTTGCATGCGAAGAGCTTGAGACCAAACAAACTGCTTCAACAAGGAAGTCCTCTCTCCTCTTCGAACTTGAAGGACAAGTCAATATCCTCAACTTCTGGATCGACGGATTTGGCAACAAAGGAGTGAAGTCTCTGCTCTTAGATACAATCACACCTATCCTCAATGCTAATGCTAATGAGTACCTTTCCATTCTCACCGACGGTACAGCAAAGGTACGATTTAGTACTCAGACCACATTGCAGTCTGGAGAGCAAAGAGACCGATTCAATGTTGCAGCAGAGATTGCAATGGGTTCGCAAGATTATGCAGGAGCAAGTGGAGGAGAGCATCAAAGAATTGATATTGCAACTCTCTTCGCACTCGGAGACCTCGCCTCGTCACGAGCTCATGCTCCTATTAGCCTTCGCTTACTTGATGAACCGTTTTCTGCCCTCGACTCTGTTGGTGCAGAACAAGTGGTACGTTTACTAAAGACCAAGATAGTACCAAAATCTGGCACTGTTTTGGTCATGACACATGATGACAACCTCAAAGCTTTGTTTGACAACCGAATTCTAGTTGTCAAAGAAGGCGGTATTAGCAGGATTGAACTATGAAAGACATCTGGTATTTCATCAGCAAGGGTTGGGTTCTCACTACTGAGTGGTCAGAAGCGACACAAGCCTTCCGTGCTCGACTCAAGAAGAAGATCAGAGGCAAGGTGTGTACTATTGATCAGTTCGTTGACCAGAACTCACTCAAGTTTAGACCGCATATCATGGAAGAAGTTTACGCCAGGATGGCCAGGATGGCAAGCAAAGCATTAGAAGAAGAAAAGAATGAAGATTCTCCAAGCGGGACACGCTTACTGGGTGGAGTACCTAGACGCCGAAGCGCAAAGTCCTAAAGGACAGGACATCCGCTTTGTTATGAGAGAGGGCGTCAGCTTTCCCTTTAACAAAGGAGCTCATGAGGGTACTACTGTTCAAGAAGTACTTCGTGTACTAATTGACAGAACCAAGTACCTTCTTGCTCAAATTCCGTGTATGGAAACTGAAGCAGCTCTAGGTGCTCTTGAAGCTGCTTTAGCTCTATATGAGATCCGAGCTGCTCGTCGCCACGAGAGAATCTTGGATCTCATGACTGTTCAAGAACTCTCATGTCTTCCAGTGTGTCCTAACTGTGGACACATCAAGTGTGTCATCCACCCTCAGCCACAATGAAACAAGAACCCGAAGCGATTGCCTTACTCCAAGGTGCTGTTATTGGAGTGAAGCTCAAGAACGGAAACCCGGCTAACAGAGCTTCAGATGTGCTCATGAAGCCTATTGGCATCAATACAGAGGGTCAAATTCTCTGTAGATATAAGGCATCGCCCTTCGGTGAGCATGAGTATGCAGAAGAGTACTTCTGGCCCAATGATCTATACATCTTGGCAGAAGTACAACCTCCAACGCCACACGGATAATGGAACCTCAAAGCCGACTGCCTTACTGTGAGATGGGCATAACCAATCTCCTTCTTTTACTCGGAGAGGATCCTACCAGAGACGGACTGAAAGATACTCCTAAGAGAGTAATCAAAGCTCTGCAAGAGATGACTTCTGGTTATCAAGAAGACCCAGCAGAGATCTTGTCTCGGCAGTTTGACGTGCAGTATGACGAACTAGTGGTCTGCAAAGACATCTCGTTTGTTAGTCTCTGCGAACATCACATGCTACCCTTTACTGGAACTGCCGCTGTTGGATACATCCAGAAAGAGGGCGGCAAAGTAGTTGGTCTCTCAAAGCTAGCACGTTTAGTGCTTTGCTTCGCAAAGCGCTTTCAAGTTCAGGAGAGACTGACTCAACAGATTGCTCTGGCTCTTATGGAACATCTACAGTGCGAAGGCTGCGGAGTTTTGATAAATGCAGCACATTCGTGCATGTCCTGTAGAGGCGTAATGCAACCAAATTCTAAGATGGTGACTTCATCCCTTCTTGGAGTATTTCGTGAGGATCCCAAAGTTAGATCCGAATTTCTTTCCTTAGTGAGGTAAACATGTTCTCTGGTCCTGCTCCGGAAATCGGTCAAGCAGAAGTGCGTCGTCTTTTGGCATTGCATCCACCTGAGCCAGAGCCAGAGCCAACTGCACCTTCTTCCTCGTCGAAGTGGTGGATTCTTGAGCCGAGCACCAACAAGCCTTTGCTGATGACGGCTCAAGAGATTCAGTCTCTTATCAACGGAGCTGTGAAAGATCTGCAGGTTTGTGCCGACGGCGGCAATGCGTGGGTGCTTGCTTCTACGCAGGGATTTTCTGTTCCTGGTGCCCCTCCACCAATCTCCACTGGACCAGAAGCTGACCTCGGTCCTGGCATTTCAGCACCGAAGAACCCTCTCGAAGAGAAGCTGGAAACTTATCCAGATCAAGATCTCTTCAACGCAGCTGTGCAGAGAAACATGCTGCCTGCCAATCTCCCGCTCGATCAGATGGATCGGCAGTCCATAGTACGGAAGCTAGCAGCCCTTGGTGTCACTTCTCTATAGCTTTGTGTCTTGGGCTTGTTTCTGTCTGTCCGTAACTCTACACGGACTAGCTGTTCCGATTTACTGTATTTACTTCATATGTAGTGAAATAGCAGACTACATTATGCGAGTTCACTACTGGATGGAAGACCATGTCCGAAGCACAGAAAGAAGCAGCCAAAACTCGCATCAATGTCAAAGACAAAGAGTACCGACAGAAGTATGAAGTGAACAGGATGTTCAACCACTGGTGGAAGGAGTCTTTCCGACCTACACCAGCTTCTGGTGCTCTACGTTGGGAAGGTGATAAGTACTGGACTTGGGGCGACCTTGTCCCTCCAGTCTCATTTCCGTTCGTTATAGAGCTGAAGAGCTATCAAATCCTGCCCATATCCCAGATGCTGACTAAGTCCTGGGACAACGCACTGATCACTTGGTTCTATTATGGCCAGACTTTAGGGTATTGCTCGGCTGCCATGAAGGAACTGGGTTACCCAATTTACCCATTGCTAGTATATAAGGAGAATGGGGCGAAGCACAATAGACTTGTGCTTCAATCCTCTCTTTTCTTTCGGCTGCAGAAGATAGTTCTGGATGAACTAGCTTTCGTGGAAGTTCGGATGCCGAAGTGCGATCCAATCGTGATTACGGACTTAGAGAAGTTCTTTGTTAAAGTTCCTCGGATTGAATTCGAGTGGCACTTGCTCGGCCGAATTCCACCAAAGTCGGCAACTATCCTAGCAGACATCTGCGCAGTACAAGCCAGCCCACAAAATGCCTGACCACAACGTCCAGATGTGCTTGATCTTGAATGGTGTGTTTAGTTTTGCTTTGGTGCCGTCGTTCTTTGTGTTCTGGTTGTACAAGAAAGAATCTCTACCCTACGCTTGGGTACTGTGGTTTTACATGCTGCTCTTTACTCTCACTGGATGTGCGTCCGTGATGAGATTTGCAGTACCCTCTACTGAATATCTGTTCCTGCCATTCATTACCTTCATCAGAGGGATAATGGTTATAACCACTGCATTCGCGGTGCAGCGGTTAACTAGATGGCCAGGACCTTCAGTGTACCACTTGGCTTGTAAGGAGATGGCGTCCACTATTGGACACATGTCTGAACGAATGGAACACTAGTATGTGGACAGATGCCGCGACAGCAGCCGCCTGGGCGACAGCTATCACGACTCCGATAGTTGCCGTTATTACAGTTCTTTCAAGCAAAGGTATTGACGCACTAGTAAAGTGGAGAGTGCAAAAGCAAGCTGAAAAACAGCAGGACTATACACAGCTAGCTGCAGAGAAGGCTAGTAAAGACATGGTCCAAGAAAAGGGTTTTCTCATCGTGATCAACGAGATCACAAAGAGCAGAGACGAAGCTCTTGTTCGTCTAGACCGGACCAACGACCAGCTCTTAGCTGCAGTTCAGGAGCGAGAGTTTCTTAAAGGTCAGGACCGTGAGAAGACTGCTCAGATTGCGGCTCTTACTCGAGAGCTAGCAGAACTTCATGACGAGATCAAGCAGCTCAGGAAACGCACTCATGAAATCAGCAATGACGTAAGTGCTGTTAAGTTAACACAAGCCGAGCAACGCGGTGCTCAAGCTGTTCTAGACTCTGTTAACAAGAAGGACGAACCAAAGTAATTCTGTTTTTCAAATTAAGGGTGTCCTAGGTCCAATTGTCGATCAAACTCGAGCAGACCTAGGCTAAAACAGGGTTTAACTTGAGACTATTTGGGTTCTTTTGGGCTAAAATGGGCATCATTTTTCTACTTCTCTGTGTTGATCCTTCAGCACCAACAGTAGCCAAGCCTGTTTTTGTTACTGAAGTTCACGATGCTGATACTGTGAAGGGAGTAATAGACCTAGGCTTTGGAATCAGCTATGTTCCCAAAATGGGAATCAGAGCTGCTGGCTACGACGCATGGGAAGTTAGCAGAGTTCGACAGACAGTTGTCATTACTGATGATGAACTGGTAAAAGGCAAAGTAGCAAGAGACAAACTGAAAGCTCTCCTGGTGAAAGGAAAGCTGTACATAGAGCAGGGTGATACAGATCCCTATGGTAGAGTAAATGCCATCTTCTGGGTTCTCAGTGAAGATGGTAAGTGGATCTTTCTAGCCAAATGGATGGAAGACAATCAGTGCCTCAGATCACCCAGGTGATTTAGGAAGAGGCACATCGTCCAGACCTCTTGCCATATGTCTCTCTACGTCTAACACTTCTTTCTGGAAGTGGACAAGTGCTAGCAGTACGAATTGTAGAGAAGGATAACCGCTATCTGGAGTCCAGGTTGGACTAGCTGCTAGTTCTATTATTCTACTTGCTTCTTCTCTGGTCATGTGAAGTCATCCTGAAAAGCGTACATACCAAGATCTCGAGCATGTGACTGAGCTCTCTGCTCAGCCATTTCTTTTGTCTTACATGTTACCTCGGACTCCCAAATCACTTTCTTGGTGAGTCCGTCTTGACGATAACTGTACAGAGACGGCAGCCACTGGTCGGCTACTGGCAGAGCTTCATAATAGACGACCGGCGCTGCCATTATGCTGTCTTTCTCGGTGCAGGTTGAGCTCGCATTGCCTTCTGAAGAAAGTTCTCAGTCTCTGGGAAGGGACTGGCAATTTGATCCCACTGATTGGTCATCTTGTTCAGTGCAAAGAACAAAAGCTTCTGAACATCATGGTTCATATTCCGAAAGCTCGTTCTCACTACTTCTCTCAGATGAGTAGTGTCATTACCTTCAAACACTGCCTGGCGAGAAGTCTTGAACTTCTGCATCATGCACTTCAATGCGTTGTCTGCGTAGGTCCCGTCTGGGATTTTAGTCTCTACACAGACATAGAAGGTAGTAAGCGTATGCAGCTCTTCATTCCGCTGCTTGCTACGCATGTTGTAGCTGTCCTGAAGTTCGGCCAAGTGTAGGCCAAAGCACCAAGACTCTAGCTGTTTCTTCTGCGTCTTGTTGTCGAAGCCAACATAGCCGTAGAGGGTATCACCAGCTCTTGGCAAAACTGGTGGACGAATCATATCTCGCCCATCCACCGAAGTGACTGGAAATCCATGTAACTGAACCTCCATCATCTCTTTGGTTGGGTTAGTAAGGACAGGACTCTTTCCAGCTTCTGGCGTATTGCCTTGGCGAAGATGGAAGAAGATGTCCACGTTGGGTTCTTTCTCAGTAGTGCAGAACCCATAAGCTGTACTTACGTTAAACTTACGGACTTCGCACTTCTTGAACCCCCTTTCTTCGAGATTCTGAACAACATTGAGTTCTGGGAAGCTTTTCTTGTACGACCGCATGACTTTCTCCTAGCTTAGAGTTCGATTCAGTTCTGGTAACTTCTCTTCCCACTGACGGACTGCTTCGTTCACGTACCTTAACACGAAGTCAGTGGGTACTTGCCACTTGCACTCGATACGTATATCTACATGCAAAGTGGGCGGGTGGTCATCTCCATCAATGTGGCTATGAACCACCCTTGTCGGAGTCAACATTCTCGGCTGCTCGCTGCTTTGCTCGGGCATGATTGAGAAAACTTTCTGGAGATTGGAGCTGGATGAGGTTGAAGTAGTCTCTATCGTCTGGAGCCTGCCCGTCCACGAATGATTGAGCCATAGCTTCATTCTTGAAAGGGCCAATCCAGACCGTCCTATCGTCTGTGTCAAACAACACTATGTGTGACAGCAAACTTGGTGGTGGCTGAACTGCCTTCCAGGCAGAAAGGTTGATAAGCTCAAAGTCTCTCTTCGCAAGTCCTTCGTTCAGCATAGAGACAACATCGTCACCAACGACGTTAGCTTGTGCTTCAAGGAAGTGAAGAGCGTCCAACCAGCTTGTTTCAGCTGCCTTTTCTGCCGCGTCAAAACTCTTGAAACTTACTGCTGTGCGAATGATCTAACGTTTATAGTCATCATTAGCTTGTGCAGCCTCTCGCCACCGTGCGAGAGTGTTTAGTGGCATCAAAGGTACCTTACCCACTGATAGTCTCCCTTCTATATCCGTTTTCGATCCAGTGATTTCTGTTTGCCCACGCTTTAGCAGGAGAAGCGAAGTGATTACCACTTGCACCGCCGGAAGTTCTGGTGTAGCAGTGTAACCCTTGCGGGTACTTCTCTATCACCATTCGTTCGCAGAGGTCAGTGATACGTTGGAACTCACCAACCACCGGCACTTCGTCCATGAAAACCACACCTTCAAAGTCCTGTGGTTTCCACATGTCGATTGGTGAAGTGCAGATGACTCCCATTGTCAGATGCTTGTCATGGAATCTGTCATCTGAAGAATGCCACGGACCTTTTAGCTTGAGTTCCGTGCCATCGACCATTGAAAAGCTCATCCAATCGCCGCCGAAGCCACAACTTCCGTTCTTCGGATTGTTATCACCGTGGAAGACCCAATCTCCACAGTTTGGGACGTCCATTACCAAAAGATACTCAGTGAAGGTTTCTTCCTTCACCTTGAAGTTCTTCTGCTCCACGATCCTGTGTTTAGCAGAATGTGGCTTAGGAGTGTATACATTGAACACTTCCTCAAGTTGTTTCAAGTTCCTGATCATTACTGAATGTATCCATTGTGAGAGGGTGCTGCTTTGCCTTGGACGCCATTCAACGTAAGATCCATCTTCCTACCGTGCTGGACTCCGTCGTGGAATCCATCGCCGGTCTTGATGTTAAGACTCCTCCCAACTCTGAGGTTGGGGAACATCCTGGTGACGTAATCGTCGATCAGCTCATTCTTGAGCACCATAAGTGCTCCGATCTTGGGTTCAGCAACCACGTCTCCCTTTCTCTGTGCTTCAAGCCGGCGGCCGATCTCAATTGCGGCTCCGGACATAAAAGAGTCTCGGTATGTAGACACCGACTTGCCAGAGTAACCTTCCTGGCGAGCACGAATACCAGTGACTTTCCACAGCTCGTCGCAGCAACGGACGTACAAGTACTTCGCAACTGCTGTGTCTACTTCCTGACCGCAAAAGTGTAGCAGCCGTTTTCCATTCCTTCGGTTCACGCCGAGGATCAGTTGGCAATCAAAGCCCTTGGCGATCTTCAGTGCCAGCAAAGACACATGGTCTGGCAAAGATTGATAGCTGGACTCAAAAGTGTCTTGCCTTACAGGACACTCTTTGTCTAGCCGGTGCTTCTCCACCTGCAGCATGGTCAAGCCATGCTTTGCCAAAAGCTGCTGAGCAGCAGCCATAGCATTGGCAACTTCTCCGGGAGTCGATCCTCTCGACTCCGAGACATTCATCAGCTTCTTGACAGTATCAAGTACCTGATCACGAGTAAGCTTTTCCATTTCTACTAACTCCTAAACTTGGGACTACTACTTCACAAAGCGAACACAACTAACGTAGATCACCAACACTGCTGCAACCTTGGTTGTCTTGAGAGGTTCAATGTTAATGACCTCTCCATCGTAGTGTACACCGACACTAGCCAGTGCACAGTACACATTGGTTTCTTCACCTTCCGAATCTTCTTCGGACATGCAGCTGTCATAGATCTGACAGATATTCCTTGCTTCAGATGGGTGCAGTCTCACAGTCGTCCGCCAACCATGAAACCCTGATTCCTTCGTCTTCGACTCTTTCCAAACCTTACCGCTTCTTTCAATCGTCCGCATACTAAACTCCTTTATCTCTAAACATACAGCTAGCCCGGACCGAATTGGTCCGGGCTAGAGGATTTCCATTTCTGCACTGCGCTGACTACTAACCAGCCGGGGGCGGCGGGGGAGGAGCCGGAGGAGCAGGTGGGGCAGCAGGACCAGCCCCGGGCGCCGGCGGAGGAGGAGGAGCCTTCGGCGGTTCCGGCTTCGGTTCCGGCTTGGGCGGGATCGGACGGTGGGCGATAGTGAAGTTGGCCTCGTAAGTCATCAATTCGATGATGTGCTTGTACTCGAGGTTGCGGGCTTCTTCGGTCGCGGTCGTGAAGGTCTGTTCCCACAGCTTCGCTCGGTTCGGGTAGAAGCCGCGGCAAACACGACCAGCGTGCTCGGCAGCTTCTTTGGCCCGATCGCCAAGGCCAGGCAGGCCTTCCGCAGTAAACACTTCTTCGGCAAGCTTTTCCCAGGTCCAAGCAGCATTGTTGCCAGAAGCAACAGCAAGCTTGACCTTTTCAACGGACGCGGGATTCATTTGAATACTCCGGTTGCTGTCATCTTTTGAAAGAGGCAGATGACGAAAGACCTCATTAAAACATACCAACTAGCCCATATGGGCACGGCTCTTTCTATCTCAGAGCCTTATTAGGTAAGCTCCCTAAGGCGCTTTTCCCAAAAATTCTTGGAGAATATTGCTATCCCTTCGGGGAAGTCGTGACCGTTAGAACAGTGTATTCTAACAGTTCTAACCTTCCACGCAAGTTGCGAAAGGTGTCTTTGACGCAGCTCTGTGCTCGTGTTATCGCACGTAGAACTGCTTCATCTTTGAGACTACCAGCTTGTTGGTCGATCTTCCTCAACAGAGTTAGCTCTGCTTCATCAAACTCTTGTCTAAAAGTTCCAAACAACATTGTTACTCCTAACTTTTTGGCATAACTGTGAGCAAAGAACAGTCGATCTCACCGCCAACGAGCAAGATCTTTCTGTTCTTAAGCTCTCGAACTTTGCTGATGATCACACCAATCAAGATGTGTTTGCCAAGTTCGTAGTTCTTGGCAGTTTCATTACTTCTAGCTCGTTCAGAGTTGGCTAACTCGTAGATTTCCATTTCTTTCTTGAGCAACCACTGTTCGAGCTCTTCTAGCTTGTCCAAGTTACCCTCCCATCTGTTTGAGACATTCTTGGCATACTAACCTCACGAAATTAAGAAACAGAACACTACGTTTAGAACTCGTATCTACTGCCTTCTCGTAGTGGGTACTTTAGGTCAGGAACTAGGATCCTGACAACTGCTGCCGCCACATTATACGGCATCCAGTCTAGAAAAGCATCCATTACATCCTCTAACTTTGGGCATTCAGTAGCTGACCCTTTGAACTCTTTCACTTCAAAAGGAGAATCAACTGCCAACTTGGTCATCAGAGCCTGACCAATATGTCCTCCAGTAGTTTGGAGTGTGTAGATGTTCTCGCCGTCGTAACAAGAGATAGTCAAATGACTTCCAAAAGGGCTCGGAATGTAGGTCAAGAGCCCATCTGAGAAACGCTTTTTCTGTTTGTACTGTTCGTTTCTCGAAGCGAGTAGAGTTCTCAACGTGCTCTCAATTCCAGCAAGTGTGATACCTGCTACTTGGTCTCGCCTTCCAGCGGTAAGGATTCGATCCACTTCTGCTTCGATCTCTAGTTCAGTGAGCGGATCTTTGTTCTTGTAGCTGAAAGTCCTGACAGTAAAGCCTAACATAACTAACTCCTAAACTCGGGTTGTCGGTCCATACGATCACCATGCCCACATTGTACCCTGCGGCAGCGGTGCCGTGCAATAGGTGGACAATATGGCAGCAGTGTACAAATTACTTAGATTCCTTGAACAGACCTTCATACTTCCAAAAGTGGTAGAGGATACTAAACTGAATAACCACCCACCAAGTTAGCTTAAATGCAGCAAGGTTATGTGGAGTACTCAGAAACTGCTGAACTTCAACTAGCATAGTAGTCCTCTGGAATAACTGAATCAGGACGCCAGTCTAGTTCTGTTGGCATTGATGGTGGAATGTATACTGAAATCTTGTATGTACCAATGTCTCGGTACTTCAGTCCCATTTGTTCTGCAAAGAACTTAACTCTTTCTTTGTTTCCCATGAAGCCCAGACGTTGAATGCCATCTTTTCTACAGTCGTAGAAGGTGGGCTTGTAACCTAGTTTGGCTACCAGATCTTTTCTTACTACCACTTGAAATGTATTAGCTGGCATCAAACTAACTCCACTTTACCACACTTCTCGCAGAACAACTTGTACTTGGGAAACAGTAACCAAGTACGTGTTTCACCAGCAATCTTGAACTTGTGCCCAGAGCTACAAAGCGTCTGGTCTAAAGCTTCTCGGACTCTTTGTTTCTCAGCTTCTGTTAGTTGGCCGAGACAGCTAAGTACTATGTCGATTGGATTCATGTCTTTCTCCAAACATTTGAGCAGACACATCATTTGCTGAGGGTGGACGTCCACCACCTTCCAGCTCCTCTTTCTCGAAGGTCATTTGCATGACCTCTACAAACTCTTTCGCTACGTCATAGAGTTCGTACTGAGCTTCGCACTCTTGCTGGCTCAGCTCTTTACAGAACTCTTTGCCTTCTTCCTTGATTTGTTTGATAGCTCTGAGACAGTCTTGCATGTCTAAAAGCGTATTCTGAAACCGGCAGTAGGACATGTTAGGCATAGGTCACTTAGAGGTGCTTTACAATAATGCCAGGAATGATCTCACGAATCTGCTGCTCTACATCTTGTCGAGCAGGTCTGTTATCCAACACTGCAGGTTCGTAGAACGGCAGCCCTTCTCTTTCCGCCCAAGTCTTAGCTTCAGCTATAGCTTCTGCTTGGAGACTCCAACGCCCCATTCCTGTAGTGTAGGGTTCTGCAAACCCGCCAATATCAGGTTCTTCGTTGTTCCACCACATCATTACAGCAAACCAGCCAGACATTCCTTGAGTGACTGTAATGTGTGGATACTTACGTTCTTGTGTAGCCATGGCTTAACCCATCATACGAGGAAATTCAACATCTTGTGCCGCTGAGATTGCATCGTCCAAATCTGTCATAAAACATTCGAGATTGGAGATGTTTTCTTCGCAAGACTCCATTTCTTGCTGAGGAGTCCAAGTGCAGCCAGGGCCGTGGTTAAACCTACCTTCTAAGACATCCGTACTTGCACATCCTGGACACTTAGTTTCCAAGGCCGACTCAAGAACATCTTCTACTGTCCACGTCTCCAAATGTTCTTTGTGGCTCTTAAAAGCGTCCATGACTGCCTCAAGAGCAGCAACAGCCATGTCTCGCCGATCAGCTCTCGACTCCGGGCGAATGTAAAGAGGAGGGTGATAAACTGGTAACTCTCCCAGATCACCATAGGCTTGGTCGAACTCTGTAGCCTGTTCCAAAGCGTCTATCGCTGTTTGGAGCTGCTCTCCCTTGTCTCCACTTTGAAAATGCTCTGGCAGGTTGTCGAACCAGTCCTGAAGCTCTTCTTTCACGCTGTCGAGTTCACCATGAGCCTCTTCAGCCAGATCCGAAGCAGTCCTAGTGTACTTCTTTCTCATCAGTTCTTTGTAAGCATAAACTGATGGAAGTTCTCGAGAGACTAGATACTTCTGTCTCTCACCCTTCTGCCGAGGAGCATTCTTAATGCGTTCAGGCATGACGAAGATAGCGTACTTCTCATTCATGCCGTAGAGCTTTTCCAGCTCTTTCTTGGTCATGACGTACGGCTCTAGGACCAGCTCTATGTCTGGTCCTACTTCATCGTCCCAACTGTCTTTCTGAATGAGGAGCCCGTCCTCAACCAGTTCTACAGTAGGAATGCCATAAGGCTGATGAGAGTCTTTGACGGTGTAGATCTGTCCTGTGCCAACGAACAGAATCTTCTGGCCTACTGTTCGGAACTGATGCAGTTTAGCCATTTGAACCTCAAAAAGCGACCAAATGTGAGCCTTCAAAACCGGTTTAAACCACGTTAGCCTCAACGTAGCCTAAGTCAATACGGGTCGGGCGATACATTATATCACCCATTTGAAAAACAGAACAATTACTTAAGAACTATGGCCAATTCTTGTAGTAGAGACCGCCATCGCCGTTCTCGTTTAGGATCTCAACAGCGTTGATTCTGGACAGCTTGTAGATAGCGTGGAACAAACCTTCAACACCTTCGAGGGCAAAAGCGGACGATTTGTAGTAGCTGTTAATGGTAGTCCAAACCAACTGATCTGGTCCCATAGCGACGGCACCTACTTCACCCTTCGCCCTTCTGGCAAGAACCTCTTCTGTCTCGTCTCTCCAGACTCGGACGATCATGCCTTGAGCAACATAGCGAGTCATGGTCTCAAAGACCTGACTCTTTGCTTCTGCTGACAGCTCTCTCTTAGTTCCAAGAGCTGTTCCACTCTCGTCTGCCAGCTCTTCTTCGATCTTTGCTGACAAGAGCTCTAGCGTGTTCTTTACAGCAAGAAGCTCTTCCCAAGCCCAATGCGATCTCATCACTATCGCATCGTTTCTTTCACATGGAACTGAAGTAACGTGCTTCTCCAAATGCGATAGAGAAACATCGCAAGCGTTTGATACATTTGCCAACCACAGCTGTAACTTACTAGCCATGTCTTTCTCCAAAAGCGATAGAAACTAAACCGGCTCGGCCTCTTCCATAAGAGGCTCCGCGGATGAGTTTCATCTGTCATCGTAGAGCTTGGCACATTCAACACCATCTACTGAACAGCTAATTCTCTCAAGGATATCTTCTCCTTGATCTTCGATCTGCATAACAAAGTGCTGTGGATACCGCTGGTGCATTGCCTGCCAGTCTACACTACTGTACACCATGAACATCGGATCTGGCTGAACACCGAAGGGAATGATCAGAAAGCAATTCATGACTCTCTCCTAAGTTTACAGGGCATACAGATCTCTAGCGGGCGGTCACACTCCCACACGCCTAACTTAAGCGACGGTTCTCCAGGACCGAATTCAGCAAGATACTGTTCGGTGACGTAGAAGTAGCCACGACCACAGATGTGGCAGTTGATGCAAAGCGTCTTGGCTTCTCTATCAGTAACACCAGCAGACCTGACAGATGGGTACGGAATGAATTCCGCAACGTGCTTGTCACAGCGAACTGATCCAGGCACCAAGATCAAGTTCTTGACATTGGTTTCTGCCAGAGTGCCTGGGTTACCAGGAACAGTTCTGATCTGTACCAGAACTTCAGCTGGTTTGGTAGTTCCGATACCCTCTTCGTAAGGGTAAGAGATGACCTCTACTTCGGTCATCACATGATCTCGGTCTCCTCTGAGATACGCCAAAGCGTTTGGGCGATGAGGATACTTCTCCCTGAATTCGGCCAGATTCATACTACACCTTGATGGGAACTACGCGACCATCTTCTTCCTGAACATAAAGCGTCGCCCAAGCATTTGGACCACACTTGATCTGAACGATCACGCCTGTCCCTCATCGACTGCCCAAAAGTGCAGTCCAGAGTTCTACAAGCCATGTCTTCGCCGAAGAAGCTCAAAGGCTTTCCACATTCTGGACAGAGCTCTGGCTCTTCATTTAGATCTTCGTCTGCCACATTATATCTCCTTAATTGAGAGAACTTTGCTCTCGGACAACATAATCTTCAGCCACTTATTCCGCTCGGGAATGGAGCTAAACTGCTTGCTTCAAATACTGTCTTGGGATATCGATGCCGAAAGAGAAAGGTTTGATACCTTCTTTCAGGTCGTGATCGAAAGCGTACCGAAAAGAGCACGCCAGACTACTTAGTTCAGCGTGAACGAAGCGTTGGTTGAGAGAGTCTTTCTTATGGACGTAAGCATAGTTACATCCTACGCTGCATAGGAACCCTTCCGACAGCAGTTCATTGACTGCCAAAGCGATCGGGCAGAGACAAGCGTGACCTTTCTCACCAATGTTGATGTATTCTTGGGTAACAGTAACTACGATCATCTTACATCTCCTTGAAAACCGCTGTTGAGAACTAAACCTTCTCGACCGTCATAACCAGATCTTCATCTTCGATGTGGTCATAGTGCCACCGAGTAATTAGTGGGTGGCGAAAGCATGCCGAAGCGTTCTGATCTTTGATATTGCCGTATGCTATAAACGGCGTATTCTTCGTCCAGACGAGATCGCTTCCAGGTTTGGTGAACTCGTCACCCACCTTGAGTTCTTTGAAAGACACCATGAAACCATAGAGCTTGGGCATGTTTTACTCCTTTACATACCAAACGTGATGTTCCGTCATTTCCAACCCAGAGTCTGGATACTTGAGGAGGACATACTTTTCGTCCTCCCACTTGACCAGAAAGACCAATCGGTCGTTGCAGCGGTCACGAACCCAACAAGGTGCTTCGTTGACCACCAGCTCTCTTCTGCCCTTCATGCAGGGAAAGCGAGTACGAACGGACTCTTCATAAGTTCGAGTAACCATACTACCACCTCGTAAAGAATGGAGAAGGGATGATATCCACTTCTGCATAACATTTGTTGGTGAGATCAAAAGCGAGCTTACCTTTTCGGTAGAGCTCTTTGGCGATATCTCTGGGCAGGAACTTGTCCATACGC